TCAGCCAGTTAAAAGAGTTAGATGTGGCTTTTTTCTGGCTTCATTCTTCGAGTGTGTCGAAATTGTGACGCGCTCACTGTATTTGGTTAAATGCTCGCCACTTAAATGGGCATACCTCTTAACCATTTCTAATGTTTCCCATCCTCCCATTTCTTTTAATACCATTAATGGTGTTCCACTCTGAGCATGCCAACTTGCCCATGTGTGGCGCAGGTCATGAAATCTAAAATCTGTTAACCCAGTCAATCTAACTGCCCGTTCAAAATCTTCAAGACCGATAGATCGTTTTCTTTTTCCTGTTCTCGTAAATACATATTCAAATTCTCTTGGAATATTGCGTAAAATATTTACAGCATCTTCATTTAAAGGGAGGGGGCGACCTCGGTTAGATTTTGAGTTTTCAGGGGTTACTATTGCAACCCCTCTATCTAAGTCAACATTACTCCAAGTTAGGGATAGTAACTCACCTCGTCTTGCTCCAGTTAATAATGCCAAGCTAACTAAGTCTTTCATCCACTTTAGCTTTAGATTATCAATGAGCTCAATTGCCACTTCCTTTTCGATCCATCTAACCCTGACAACCGGTTCTCTAAACGATGGAACATGCGGTTTTTCTTTTATCCATCCGCTTTTGTGTGCTAATGAAAATGCCCTCATAATAAATGAACGATACCTGTTTTTGGATGCGTTAGAGAGTTTTCTCTTTGTTTTCGTGCTATACACAGGCAGTGAGTTCGTGATCTCATCACTGGTAATAGTGGATAGTTTTCTTCCCTTGAAAATAGCTAGGAAATACCTTGCATTAGTTTGTGCATTTGCAAAACTTCGATGACTCTCAGCGTTTCTTAGCGCCAAAATCATCATCTCATCGAATGTTCGTTCTGGCGATTTATCTAATTTGTCTATCTGCCACAGGTCGTATTTCAATTTATCGTGATACTCCTGGGCTTTCACCTTGTTCGTGGTGCCAGTAGATCTCCTAATTCTTTCTCCACTTGGAGATGTGACATCAATCCAGAACGTATTCCCTCTTTTGTAGATCGGCATTTTGAATTTCTCCTGCCACCGACCACAGCCAGCCGGTAAACATTATTGTCATTAAACTGCGCCTGTTCAAACTTTTTCAGGCTATCCTTGTTAGCTCGCCATGAACCACCCACCTTAAACATGTAATATTTTGGTGGATTTTTATAGATAGTCGATGGTGAGAGTTTTAGCTTCCCTGCAAACTCTTTCAATGTCATGCAGTCATCTTCCATTCTTCTCTTCCTTTTGCAGATTTCTGATGTATTGGCACATAACATCTTTGGTGTTGTACTTTGTGTGATTTAGGGGCTTAAACTTCGGTGTGTATTTATCGAGGATCTGAGCTGTAAGTTTATCGTTGGGTATTCCGTGGCTTCTTAGTTCGATTAAGCATTCCTTTGCTATTTGTCTCCGTGCGTTTTCCATTGCTTGTGCATTCATATCCTTTGCCTTTTATTTCTCATTATTACTCTGAGAGAATTGGGGCAATTTTCTATTTCAACGTTATAAATTGTATTTTTAATTTTAACTCTGTGATTTATTCGAAATCCTTTCCTGCTTTTATCGTGGATATTTAAAGCTGCATTTATTGCCATTCTTTCTATATCACTAACATCACCATGAATTCTGATTTCCATAACTCACCTATATTAATTGAATACTTTCTTCTGCTTGGTCGCCATATACATCCCAATCACCGTATTTCTCACGAGCGAATAATTCGAGTCGAGGAACATCTCCGTATAATTCCTCTAAACGATGATGTGCCTCTTTGGGCTTTTCGCTGTGCTCACCTAAGCACGAATAAATAACTTGTCGAACACTTGCAGATTGACGAGGCAATCCATTACCTCTTGTGGCTATTAAACACATTTCGACATTTTGACGAGTATAATTACCGCAATTAATCTTCGTCTCATTGTTTAATATTTCCATAAAGTCAAAGAAATCTTCTGGCGGTTTTTTATTTATTCTATCTCCTGCATTTTTATTTAATTTAACCCACGCGAACCCGAACATATTCTTTACTTTAAAATCCCATGATTCGGCTAATTTAATTGCTTCGAGTGCAAAGTTGCCTGTGTACCACATAAACAGTACGGAATTTTTAGATGTTATTTGCTCTATTGGTAATCGGGAGAGGGAATATAAATCTGTGGTGTTGTAATGATTATCTGCTGCGCCATTTGAAACTTTGTTATTGTAAGACCAAGGTGGATCGCACAATATCAAGTCATACTTTTTCATTCTCCGCCCCACTATCACCTATATTAAACGGCAATCCATCTGCTTCCATTGGCTTTATATCAGCAAACGCACAAGGAAGAATTATGCCACCGAACTCCTGAGCAAACATTAACGCTTGTTTTGCCTGAAGAGAGACATATTGCTTAGGTAGAGCTATTTGATATGTAACGCCATCAATTAAAACTAACGTCGTCATTGCTTGAACTTGTTTCATTAATTAACTCCCAATATTCGCAAATTCCTTTCCTGATAATTAAACCTGCTTCTAAATGACCAATTACACAACTAACCTGACTTTTAGAATATTCAGGACTACATAAGTAATATAATTCAGCATTTGTCAATTTGTTGTATTTTAGAAGATTAATTATTTCCTCTTTTAATTTATTCATCCCTCATTACCTCCCCACAAACAATTTCAACATTTCTCACTGATATTAAATATTCAGCACGTTTATTGCATTCCGATTGCGTATATAAATCCTCAGATATTGGCACTACATGGTTGTTCATAATTAACAGCAGGACGAATAGCTTCATGTTTATTTTCTCTATATGCACATTTAAATATGTGAGCAATAACATCAACAGTCCACGCATTGCCATAGCATTTATATGACTGTGAATTTGAGACTATATTTTCACACCAGCCATCGGGGAATGTTTGTAATCTGGCGCATTCGGTGGGAGTTAATTTGCGATATTGCAGAGTGTTATTATGTTCCCATGAATTAGATGTGAGTGTTGGCGACTTTTCTGTGTGAATACCTCCGTTATTTTTACCTCGAGGACGCTGATAGATTGCGACTTTAGGCTCCCTATGCCCGCCTTGGCATGTCGATAATGTTGGGGCCTTTCCAGCATCAGAATAAATTCGAAGTATCGATTCATTACCCTTAATGTCTGAGGCATTAGCAACATGAATTAACCCGTCTTTTGATTGCCTAATATTCTCTCTTGGTTCGCACGGCCTAAATACTATTTGTCGCCGGCGTTTATTAAAGTATTCATCCTCACTTGCACCGCAAGCGTAATTACTCATGATGCAATATGACTTTTCTCTATCAGTAATACTGTCATCATCAATAATGTCTTTTAGCAGAATTCCTTTATCATCAGGCTGGGTAACTTCAAAATTAGTCCAATAATAACGCTGTCTATTTTGTGCTGATAATAATGAACTATTAATAAGAGTTTTATTTACATAACCTAATGCGCGCTCCGTATGCAGTGTTATATATTCCTCAAACTCCTTTTTCATTTTTACATTTTCGAGCATGAACTTAGCATCTGGATTATTTTCTAATACATGGCTCATTATTTCTAATGTCACCCAGAATAACTTACCTCGCGGGTCTTTGTCCCCTTTCTGATTTCCTGCCAGTGACCAACTTTGACATGGAAATCCCGCAGTAACTAAACCTACACTTGACCAATCAATATCCCACTCGCGCCAATTATTAACATCGCCTAATTGGATATTATCTGGATAATGAAACTCAGATACTTTATTAGCGAATTTATCTATTTCAGCGATGTAATATTTATCAAATTTAATTCCAGCGCGAGACAGTGCCAATCGCCCAGCGGATATTCCGTTGAACAAACTTAAATATATCATTTTGATTTCCTATAGATGTGTAGAACCCTGTATTAGCATGAGTAATACATATCCGATTATTTGCATGGTTATTTAATATTGAATGTATACGGGGATATTTCGTTTATCGTCTGATTCTTCATGCACAGTAGAACTGCCACAATCATGAATATTTTCAACTCCAGTCACTGACATATAACCAATAGGTTTATTTCTACTTAAACCTTTAAAATGATAAATAAGTAATTCAGCCTCATGTTTCATCATTTCAATATTAACTACAGATGAATCGCTATTATTTACTGCTAGTTCAATTTCGGCAGATATTACTAATAATTCATCGCTAACTTTCATTTTTTATTTTCACTCCGTTGCTGATTAATATATCTCTGCACATATTAAGACCTGTATTTATACCATCTTCATATGAGTAAAATTTAGGTTGATGTTTATATGGCAATTCAACCTCCAAACTCTCGCGTGATGCTTTCCATATATCAAACGGAGAAATATCGTATAAATCATTTCCGTCAGACCATTCCTCAAATTGCTGCCTTGATTTATCCATCACTCCACCTTATTTAATATATCAAATCCTGATTTTGTTAGTGTCCATCCAAGGATGGTCTGTCTAATTAACCCTTTTTTCTCAAAAGACTTAAGTGTTCTACCATCAATTCCAGCGCCAAACTTATCTCTCACAATATCCAGTGTTTTAATTTGCTTGCCTGTTAATTTCATATTCATTCCTCTTCATTGCATCCCTGCGAGTCGTCAACTTCATCCCAAACACACCAAGCGCATTCGCCGTCCGCCTCAATAACACCAGTGTGACCGCAGTTTTCGCAAGTGACTTTGTCACCATCGTAAAACCAGTCTTCATTGCCTTTTTCTGTCTGTACTGTTGCTCGTTCGGCATCGCATTTAGTACAACAGTTAATCCAAGGTACATTTTTAAAAGTTTTCATATCTATCTCCTGTTTGCATCCTTGCACTGAGTAATGGTTATATCCTTTGGTTAAACGGGTAGGGGTTAGAAGGGTATTTGATCATCCCAATCTTGAGGCGGTTCGTTTTGTGGTGCTTGCGGTTGCTGTGGCTGACCCCATCCTTGATTCTGTTGTGGTTTCTGGCTTCCTGACTGATTACCACCGTTACCGCCTAGCATCTGCATTGAACCACCGATATTTACCACCACTTCTGTTGTGTATCGGTCTTGTCCGTTCTGGTCTTGCCATTTACGCGTTTGCAGAGAACCTTCTATGTATACCTGACTTCCTTTTCTCAGATATTCACCAGCAATTTCTGCTAATTTGCCGAAGATGCATACGCGATGCCACTCAGTTTTTTCCTTCATCTCACCAGTTTGCTTATCACGCCACGATTCCGATGTGGCTAATGTGAGATTTGCTACTGCGCTACCACTCGGCATATAACGGATTTCAGGGTCTTGCCCTAGGTGACCAATGAGAATGCATTTATTCACGCCTTTACTTGCCATTTATTCTGTCTCTTGTTTGGTTAGTTCTTCTTTTCTTAGTTCATACACTTTTTGAGCCTCCGCTTGCTCAGATGTATCTCTAAGTGCTTTGTATGCTTCACTAAAGGCGATTTTTAACTCATCCATGTTTTGTGCTTCCGTTGCAATACTCGTAAAGTGAGCTAAATCTATCTCTGCTTTAGTGCGTCCATCATTAAGCCAATCCATTAGCTTTTTACCTGTTAATTCATTTAACTGAGTAACTTCGGCGTTGCTGAACAATCCTGTTCTATCCTTGCTTGCCATTGCTGTGTGAGTTTCGTGATTTAGGTCTAGTACAGTCGTAAACTCATACTCAACCCCGTCACGCTGCTCTGATTTCATGCCAAGTTTATCTACGCCTTTCTTACCATTACCTTTATCTACCTGAGCAGTTTCCGTTTTACTTCTCATCGTAGCGATAATATGCAGGTCAGACCGTAGTATCGCGTCGAGAAATGCATTGTGACGTGGTGTTATTTCGCTCCATGCTGACCACGTATTGCCTCGATACTTGGCTTTTGCTAACACATCGAGTAATTCTAGACATCCGCCTGTTCCACTCCATTCGTGAGTAATACTGTCGATTATCAAATTATCGTATCCAGCTTCCTGAGCAAGCCCGATAGCTTCAATAAATCGCTCTGGTGTGAATGGTGGATCTAACTCCAATACGTCAAAATTAAAACGGTCAGAGTAAAGAGAAGCACTTCCTTTTTCCGTATCAATCAACGCAGTTTTTCCGCCAAGTCCTTTGGCTATTTCCAGTGCTCCGTAAGTTTTCCCTGACCCACTAGGCCCTGTTAAAGCGAGTCTTAACTTTGCTTTTTTTCGCATTGCCTTAGCGAATTTCATATTAATCTCCCAAATATTGACCAGAACGACGATCACTTCCGTAGTAATCGACTTCAAATTTATTACTCGGTGCAGAGCTCCTTTCTGCATCACGTAACGCTTGAATATGTGAAGGAATAGGAGGGTGGTTTTTCGATGCTTCAAGATTCATGCAGTGTAATTGCATTGCTAACTTCTGCTCTTGCATCGACGGCGTATCGTTTGGCACCTTTCCATCAATCACAGCAACAGCGTGAGCAAGAGCCTCATCAAAATTCCTTTTTTGCATCGATGCGCCATGCCGAGGGTATGCTGATGTTGGGTAATCCTTATTGCTAAATGTATTCATTGAAAATCTCCTGCAAAGTCCTTTATTGGTATCGACAATCCTTGTCGTCCTAACACTTCCGTTTGATACATAAACTCATCGTGTTCGCGTTCCTGCGATTCTTTACGCTTCCTGCGTAATTCTTCTAACCACTGTTTTGAGTCGCTCATCACCACTCCTTAATAAACAACATCCAATGTGTTTTGTCGTTCTTACCGACACGCTGGACTATTGTTGGTTTTTGGTCAGTCAGAGATAAAACTTGCTTGGTAGGTATTTGCGTTTCATTCCACTTGAAAGCCAATGTTCCGTTTGGCCTAAGCACTCTAAATGCTTCACTAAATCCTTTCGCTAAATCGTCTTTCCATGACTCTTTATTTAATCTCCCGTACTTTTTAAACATCCATCCGTTGTGTCCAGCTCTGATTAAATGAGGCGGGTCGAATATAACTTGATAAAATGAATCATCAGGAAATGGGAGGTTTTTAAAATCAGCGATAATGTCTGGTGTGATATTTAGCTTCCTGCCATCACATAAAATGTGTTTCTCTGTGCGGATGTCGCTGTAAATTGCTCGGTCATCTTCCTTGTCAAACCAGAACATGCGACTGCCACAGCACATGTCTAGAATCTGGGTCACGCAACTCTCCTTAGCTCAGAAACACGTAATATCCTGTTAATAAAGGCTTCCTTGCCAATCGCATTGATAATCCTTTCAAGCGATTCGTCGTCACAATCGAGCACATATTCCATTGCCTCAACCGAGTCAATTTCCGTTAATTTAGCCAACTCACTGAAACTTACCGCCTCAATACTGAGTTTGCTACTTTCGTCAAATTCCATGACTGTTTTATCGTGAATTACCCGAGTTCCGTTCGAGTATCTGTATGAAATTTGCATAATCACCTCAACTTACAAATGTCGGTGTTACGCCAACGGTTGTCACAATGACAACAGCTAAACTGAATAACCATGGGCTTGTACGTTTATTTTTACGTGCTTGAGGCGTAGTGATACGCACCGCCATGCAATCACGCATAGTGATGTAATATTCTGATTTCATTGTTACCTCGCTAGGTGAGCGATAGGGTGGTTACCTGGTGTTGGTGCGGTGGGTTATTTAGTTGGATTTTTTGGAACTGGTTGCCAGTGCGTTGCCTTGCCACAATAAGAATTAAGCGAGCCTGACTTACCAAAATAATCAAGTATGTTGCCTAACCACGGTTCTGGGTATTTGCTATCCATACAAATTAGCAATATCAAATCATCCTTAACTTCTGGTGTTAATTCATCACAGCGAATCCAGCCGTTATTATCATGTGCCATTTTCTATGTTCCTTATGTGCGTATTCCTCACTATTAATAGCGATATGAATGATTAAGTGGTGGGTTACTGCTGACCGAGGGCTTTTGCGATTGCTGCCATACTCCATCCTAACTATTTCATCAGTCCGTATTCATAATTAATATTGTTAAGACTTTCCCTGTCTGACTCTATGTAGTAATCCCATTTCTCTTGGTCTTTATGCTCCCTGACCAACTGCCAATGCCAGCCTATTTTTGACTTAACCCTGCGAACTTTTCTTATTACAGTTTCGTCGCAATCGAATATGACGCCATAGCCACTACCAAGCTTGCTACGTAACACATCAAGCTCAACACTAACAACTCTAAATAACTTCGGCATGGGTAGCTTTTCATTGTGGAAATCATCTATTGTCATACTCCCTCCGTTATTAACTAAACGCGACGCTAATCATCAAGCTTGAGTTTTTGAATTAAGTTGCTCACTGCGGTATCTACTGCTTCCTGATCGATGGTGTCGAATAGCTTGTTGCGTGCTTCTTCCGCTTCATTAAAGCTTTCCTCGTCATCGTCGTCGTAATCTATCCATAATCCAAAGTCGACATCGAAAATTTTCTCAGGCCAGCAATACTGCACTCCGACTTTTTGCTCATCTATTTCATGGACTTTCTTAACTAAAATCTGACGCCCATGTGACTCAAATTCCTTAAACCATATTTCCATCTCTATCTCCTATCTATTAATCAACTCACCACAGCCCACGGAATGGACTGTAATTAGTTAACTTGCCTGCTTTTAACCACGTCAGGCGAGGTGGTTCTTACATTCCCCAACGCAAGAAATATGTGTATAATTTAATCACCCCAATGCAAAGAAAAGGAAACCACATGGCAACTCTTTTAGAGAGACACGAGATGATTATTCGAATGATGAATGACAGGGAAAGGCTAATGCAGCCCATTAGCGACGAAAAGTTTCAAGCACTTGTAGACAAGCTTGGAATGGATCAATTAGCTAATGATGTTGGTTACTTAGTCAATATTGGATTAATTAACCACAACGCGATTCGGTTTGGCATTGGCGGTGGCTATGGATTTAACACCGGAAGCATGTCACTAACCGCTGCAGGAGTTGATTATGCAAACATGGACACAGTAGGAAACCAAATAAATACAGTAACAATTAAGATTCACCAAAACACCATTGATAATCTAGAGACAATGATCCGCTCAGCTAACATTCCTGAAGAGGATAAAAAATCTCTGCTTTCACTGGTAAGAGAAAAAGGTTCTGAGGCTGTTGTTGGTAAATTAGTTGATACAGTGTTTGCTAATGCCGGAATCGCAGCTGCATTATTTATGGAAGCAGCTAAGAGCAAATTTGGCTTATAACATTAAGCCCATCCGTGGGCTTTAAGCTCTCAATTCACCAATTAGAGTTACATCCATTAGTATTGTTTTAAATTTAATTATTGGAACTAACATGTCAAAAAGTAATAAAAGAGTAACCGTCTTATGTCCTATATGCAGGGTGACATTTAATTCTAGAAAACTTAAAGAACACATAGAAAATCACCAAAACTTATCTGAGGATGCAGAGATAAAAATAAAAAAAGCAGTTGCTATTAGCAATATAGAAATAAGCTCAAAAGTACGAAAAGAAAAAGGCTCAAATATTTATGGAGCGACGGATGCTATGAATAATAAAAAGCAATTTTACCATGGGTATGTAACCTTATTAGGCGGTGCTTTTGGTCAAGGAAAAAAAAGGTAAAAATTAAAATTTATTTTGTATATTTCACGTTATGCCCTCGCTGTAATATCGCCGTTTGGCATGATTGGCTTGCGTAGTCTTAGCGGCTTAGCCTGAGCTGTTGGTATATCTTTAATTCCGATAATTAAACTAGCCAGTACATCTGTTTCGTCTACTGGTTTAAATACCGAATCCCATATTTCCTCAGTAGTGCGACTGCGATTCGCTTCCTCTGCCGCTTTACGAGCTATTAATTCGCCTCTGGCTGCATAACGACGCATCTTTGAATTTGTCTTACCAGTGCGCGGTAAGTAAGTAATTTGAGCCATAATTTACCCTCGGTTAGTAAGTATTGGTGATTGGTGGTAGGTGCTGATCTCCTACTTGTGAACAGTCCCAGCTACTTTACTGGTTGCCCACGCCTGCTAGCATTCAGCTGCTAATCAGCCTTAGCATTCACCAATCCCAATACTCACTTGGAGTTTTGAAACTTTCCCACAATGGCGGGAGTTAATTTGTAAAAGAGCGAACATCCTGTTTATCTATGGCTCCTTGCCTTCGATGAGTTAAAATATACAGATAAAACTGTATTTGGTCAACAGGTAAAACTGTAAATATACAATCAAATCTGTATTTCCATGATTTTTAATGAAATTTAGATATAAAAAAACCTGCTGGTTAGGCAGGTCAGGTTTGCGGGGGTGTGATGCTATCTATCTTTTCCTTCGATAAATTCTGTGCTCAATCATGGTGCCAATGATAATTAAAGATCCTTTTTCACTATCTAGTATGGGATAATCATCATTTAATGGAACTAACTCAAAGTGCTCTGTTCCATCTATATGGATGTGTGTTGGTCTATATTTCTTAAACGTCGCTTCGTTATCACCATTTGAAGCCACGACGAACTCACCAGGGTTTGGAGCTATCTCAGGATCAATAACAACAATATCTCCTGATTTAAAATCAGGCTCCATTGAATCCCCTTGAATTCTCAGCGCAAAAGCATCTTGTGATAAATCTTGATCTGTAAGGATATACTCAAAAGAACCATCACAATCTGTTATAGGAATGCTATGAGCCAAATTTCCCGCCTGAACGTAACTTATAAGAGGTATTTTTCTTGTGTTCACCTCTGAAATTGGTTGAATGTTATCTCCAGTCATCAACCATCCTGCATCACATTCTAGCGCTTTAGCAATGCTAATTATATTGCGAGGTTTCTTAGTTTTCCCGTCTTCAATTGAAGCCCAAGACTGTTGCCTTATGCCCGCTTTATCTGCGGCTTCCGTCTGAGTAAGCCCCAATAAATTTCTTCTCGATTTAACTCTATCTGCAAGACTCATGACACTCCCTCCTGTGAGTATTCTCACAGTAAATACTGTATTTGACAAACAGGCTTATCTGTTATCTAATACAGGTAAAACTGTATAGGAGAAAGCCATATGGAAACTATCTCTCAACGTGTAAAGGCAAAACGTTGTGAGCTTGAAATGACTCAATCTCAATTAGCTGAGCTTGTTGGAATTAAGCAGCAATCAATTCAGAGAATTGAATCAGGTAATACGAAACGACCACGTTTCATTCTTGAGTTATCTAAAGCGTTAAATTGCGATCCTCAGTGGTTGCAATCAGGAACAAAATAATTTCACTGCTCTTTTAACAATTTAGGTTCCGCCACTGTGGAACATATCAATACCAGCTCATATGGAATGAGCCACGGATCATTACTGCTGTTCCCGATATGGGAAGTAATCTAAGAAGGAATTTAACAAATGGAACTATCAAACGAACGCAAATTTCGAGAAATCGAATCAAAAATCATGAAGGGGATACTTGTTACTGGCGCTAGAGAAGTAGCGAAAAGGACGGGTATTCACGAATCACAAATATCTCGCTGGCAATCTCAACAATCTAAAACGCAATTAAGCTTCATACAACGTTGTGCAAGGCTTTTAGTTGCTATTGGGTATGAGACACCAGATGACACAGTGATATTGCAAGGTGATGAGGCTAGGGCGTTAATTCAGATGCTTGAACATGTCAAAGCACCAAAAAGAAAAACCTCAACCACTGCGAATGGTGAGGCTTCTCAACAAATGGACTTAACCATTTAACTTAACAAATACACTGTATCAATAACCAGTATTAAAGGGAAGCTGATTTTGAGCTTTCCTTTGGTCATTAATAAATCAATGAGGTCATTATGAATCAATTGAATAACTTAGTAAATACTGGCGAACCAACGATGAGTAGTTTAGAAATTTCAGAGTTGGTTGAGTCAAGGCATGACAAAGTTAAACAATCAATCGAACGCCTTGCAAAACGAGGTGTTATCAAACTCCCCCCAATGGGGGAAGTTAAAAATCACCTAAACCAGACAGTTTCTGTGTATCAAATTAACAAGAGAGATAGTTACGTTATCGTTGCTCAGTTATCACCTGAATTTACAGCAAGACTAGTTGATAGATGGCAAGAGCTAGAATCAAAACAGTCTCTTATTCCTCAGTCTCTACCGGAAGCCTTACGTCTCGCTGCTGACTTAGCAGAACAAAAACAAATCGCAGAACAGAAATTAGCAATCGCAGCACCTAAAGCTGAATTTGTTGATCGCTACGTTCAAGCTACTGGCTTACTGGGTTTTAGAGAGACAAGCAAACTGTTAAAAGTGAAAGAGAACTTCTTTAGAGATTTTCTACTTTCAAAACGGATTATGTACAAACTGGCTGGAAAATTAACACCTTATTCAGAACACCTTGACGCAGGGCGTTTTGATGTGAAAACAGGTGAGAATCAAATCAACGGTCACGCATACACACAAGTTAAATTTACGCCTAAAGGAATTCAGTGGATCGCTGGGTTACTGGCTAGAGAGCAATTGGAGGCAGCATGACAGATACAGCGGAGGTATTCCAGTTCCCTGCAATCAAGCAGGAGGAAAAGAAAGTGGCGAGCCTTGATGAAGGTTATTTTCGTCTAGCTACAAGCATAGGAAATTTAAAGCCTAAATTAAAAATGTCTGGACATGAGCACCAAGTGTTTGATGCCGTAATTATGTGTACGTTCGGATGGAATAAATCAGAAGATAAGGTAACGAACACATACCTAGCAGAAATGACAGAGCTTGATGATTCAGATATCAATAAGGCGCTAAATAAGCTGGCTAATAGACGAATAATAAATTTAAGAAAATCAGGAGGTTTTAAAGTTGTTAGTGTCAATAAAAACCTCAATGATTGGGTTCTAAATAGACAAAAAACAGCAACTACTAAAACCCCCAAAAAGACGGGTAAAACCTCCCATAATGTTGGGTGTTTTGACACTTTAAGTTTGGAGATATCACCCAACACCAAAGACAGTCTTACCAAAGATAATAATATTAATAACTCTTCGTCCGAGAATTCTAACGAATCCTCTGACATACCATCTGAAAAAGTTTTAGCCGTTAAGCCTGATGCGGTTATTAGTTCACCCAAAGGTAACAAGTGGGGAAGTGCTGATGATCTGAAAGCTGCTCAATGGATTTACTCGCAAGTCCTGATAGTAAGCCCATCAACTAAAGAGCCTAACTGGTCAACATGGGCTAACGATATTCGCCTGATGAGACAACTAGACGGGCATACCCACCAAGATATTTGCAGAATGTTTAAATGGGCTAATCGTGACTCGTTCTGGTGTAGCAACGTGTTATCTCCAGCAAAACTACGTGAGAAATGGGACACTCTGGTTATCCAAAGTCAGCAAGCTAATCGTAAACCCGCAATTAGTAACCAAATCTCACAGAAGCCCAAGATAGACTTTGATGACACAAAATGGATGGAGGGAGTTGATATATGAAATCACTTGTTACTGCCATTCAGCAACGGGATGGTAGGGCATTGCAGGCAATGAGCAATTCAGCGCCATTACAGCAAGCACAGCCAGTCAGAGAGCATACCGCGCAAGTATTTAATGAGTTATTCAAGCAACTTCGAGCAACATTCCCAGCGTCAATGGCGAACTTCAAAGATCAGGAGGATTTAAACGAGTTTAAACGCCAGTGGACAAAGGCATTTGCTGAAAACAATATTCGAACAATAGATCAAATTAACGCAGGTATGAAAATTGCCAGACAACAAGAAAATCCGTTTCTTCCAGCTCCTGGTCAATTTATTCAATGGTGCAAACAAGGTGAATCTCTAGCAGTTGGATTACCTAATGAGGAGCAGCTTTACGAGCTCCATCGAGAATACTGCAAAATGCGTGGCTGGCGTGAAATGAAATGGCCTTCAAACGCCTGCTACTGGATGGTTACTAAAATTTACTCTGAGATGCGAAGTAAAAGCCTAACGGATAGTGAAGTTAAGAAGCTTTGCGCCAAAGAGTTGCGGATCATGACGGCAAGAATTAAATCAGGTGAAACTATTCCAGCGCCAGCGCTTCAAGTCGAACACAAAGTCACACCAACAAGCCGTAATAAATCACTATCAATAATCGCCAATTTGAAGCAAAAGCACGGCTTCAGATAGCTAAAAGGAATTTAAAAATGAGCAAACACAGATTTGGTAAACCCTATGTTAGACGTTTACGCCCTGATGATATTCCAGAATCAGAACAAGCTAAGTGGGTTATTAGCTATATAAATCATCCACAACACCACTTATCAACGACTAAAGCGTATGCGGTTTGCATGTATGGGTTTAAAGGTGTTTTTCAGGTGTGCCTATGCAAGAGATCATTAATGAAGTTAGTAAAAATGACATTAAATGATGCTTAACACACAAGAGGATTTTTAGATGAAAGGAACAGAATTTAAAAAGTTGATGTGGCTATACGCTGATGAAGCAATGATACGCAAGCGTAGATATGTGAGAGGCGGGAAAAAGACAGCAGATCGCAATCGAAAAATGCACAAGCCATATCGTTGTGAAAAGGTTATGAATCGACTTTTAAGAATTGATTCTGATGCGTTTGTTAAAAGACTAAACCGGAAGGAGGCATCTAATGCAGGGAACTAATTGGGTTAAGTGCTCAGATGAAATGCCGCCAGATGATGCATTGGTTTTGTGTTGTGATATTAACTCATTATCTGGTGAGATGTTTATTGCTGATTACATCAAAGAATTTACGTTCGGGAAAAGGACTGTCTTAACTGGCTTCTACCGTGGAAATCTGAAAGCAAACCTAACTCACTGGATGCCACTTCCACCAATGCCAGAGGGTGAATGATGAGCGAACTAAAGAAATGCCCGTTTTGTGGCAGTAAAGTTAAATGGTGTGGCGAGAACGAGCCGAACCCAGAAGATAACCACCTTTGTGATCATATCGAATGTACTAATGCTGATTGTGGCGCTGACTTCTCTTTTTCCCATAATAACGATATTTACCCTGATAATTCTGATGACATGACACCAGAAGAATTAATGCAAATTGACCGTGATTATTCAGCGGAGCGGTTTAACAGGAGAGCTAACAGTGAGTGAACCAGTAGAAGTCATGGTCTATTACGTTAACTTCAATACGAATAGCAGATTTTGGATGTTGAAAATAAATGTAGGCTGGATTGAGGAACACTATAAATTCCCATGCAAACCAACTAAAAGACAAATCCGCAAAAAGAAAAAAGAATGGATCCAAGAAGCTAAATATTGGATAGAGGTATACGCAGAAATGCAAGGAGCTAACAGTGAGTGAATTAAATAACAATCCGGAATTTGGAATGCCAATCATTAGTAGAGATAACGCTGAACTTCATCCTGATTTAAAAGGGAAAGTTTTCTATTTAGTTGGTTGGGATGATGTAGCGTTTGCCATAACAAAAATTAAGGGTAGTACGGATATAGATTTCTACACAGGGAGGGTAATGGACAAATTCCGTCTTGCTATGAAAGATGAAATTGCATCAGTTAGTGAGAAATAAGGAGGTAACTTGGAAGCAGATTTCCTCTTCCACGAATCAACCAAAAATACCGCATGGCAACACCTCAAAGAAGTTCTAGCAACAAACCAACCACACCGAATCATTATCAAGCCTTGGAAAAACAAGCGTTCACTATCTCAGAATTCCACTTTTCATTTGTGGTGCGGAGAGATAAGTAAATACCTGTGTAAGAACAACGCCAATTACACGCCTGAAACCGTTAAGGAGATGCTTAAGCATACATTCCTAGGTTATGAGGTGGTCGATATGGTTGATGTTACTACACAGCTTACAGAGCGCGTAAGGACACTTCGGAAAACATCAAAACTTGATACAGGTGAAATGTTCCACTTTATGGAGCAGGTTGAGCGCTGGGCGGTAGGTATAAATTGTTTCGTGACGATACCTGATAACTCTGAATATATGAAATTGAAAAGGAAGCAAGAAGAATGACAGAAGAACGCAACGGAATTTACCTCCGAATTAATGGGGACAAATATCGGCATATTTGGGTGGTTGGTGATATTCATGGATGCTTCAATCTATTAAAAAGGAACATGCATCGAGTTGATTTTGATAAAGAAAAAGATTTATTAATCTCAGTTGGCGACCTAATTGACCGTGGGGACCAAAACGTTGAATGCCTAGACTTGATTAATGAGAAATGGTTTAGAGCTGTACGTGGCAATCATGAGCAAATGGCTATTGACGCTTTGTTTAATGGGGCGCCTTCACATAACTGGCTCTATAACGGCGGTGATTGGTTTTTCATGCAGGACTACGATAGTGAAGTTTTATCCCGCGCCTGCTTAGCCAAAGTAGAGAAACTACCTTTTATTATCGAAGTAAATGCAGATGGGAAAAAGACTGTCATTGCACATGCTGATTATCCATCCGATGAATACGAGTTCGGCAAGCCAGTAGATGAGCAGTATGTCATTTGGAGTCGTGAGCGCATTGGTGACGATAACGTCCGTGAGATTAAAGGTGCTGACTTATTTTTATTTGGTCACACACCAATGATTAAAGGTATCGAAAAACGCGCTAATCAGGAATACATCGATACTGGGGCAGTGTTTGGTTATGGGCTAACTATGAGGCAAATCAAATGAACTGCCAATCATGCAATAGACAGCTAACGGATGATGAAATTTACGTGTGTAGCCAGTGTGCTGATGAATACGCTCATTTGGAAGTGATGGATAAAATCAAAGGAGAGGGAGATGCAGAAGCTAAGGCGACGGCGCTGTAAAGTATGCCGAGAATGGTTTATTCCAAGGCAGAGTTTTCAAAATTGGTGTAGCCCGGAGCATGGATTTGAATTATCCGAGCAACGAAGGAATAAAGATAGAGAAAAAGCATTAGCAAAACTTAAAAAGGAGAAACAGAAAAAAGAACGAGAAGAAAAAGACAAACTCAAATCCCGCAAGTTAGCAGTAAAACCCCTCTCATATTTCACCAAGCAAGCACAGACCGCATTCAACGCATTTATCAGAGAAAGAGACAAGGATGAGCCTTGCATCTCGTGTGGTCGTTTTCACGAAGGTCAGTATCACGCAGGTCACTATCGAACCACAGGAGCAAATCCTGAGCTTAGGTTCGATGAAGATAACTGCCATAAGCAATGCGCACCATGTAATAACCATCTATCGGGAAATATCGAAAATTACACACCTCGACTAATAGAAAAAATTGGTCAGGAACGTTTCGATCGGCTGATGGGTTCTCATGAATTGCCAAAGTGGAAACGTGAAGATTATGAGCGGATACGTGATTACTACCGAGCCAAGTTAAAGGAGCTGAAAGATGTTCACTGACTTAATCGCAGCTATTGAAGAAGCAAGATATCTGAAATCTCAATCAGGTGGTCGAGTTAACTTTTGCATAATTCAGATTGCTGAATGCATGGAAGTATTATGCGGGCTGATGGATGGTGTCAGGGTTTTATATACAACTGCGAATGATGATTATCACACAGTATTACCGGAGGCGAGATGAGGGAATGTAAGCCAGATATTTATAGGTATGTAGCAGACTCACCTCGAAAATCATATTTAGGCAAGGCAAGGAGGTTAACTCCGTCACAAGACAGATGGGTAAGAGCAATCATATCTCTGTGGGCTGGAGAAATGAAAGATGATAGTTATCTTGGATTGTCTTGGGGATCTGGAAGCATCTGGCGATTTGTTACTGGATGGTCAGGAGAAAATATAGAACGTTTCACTAAGGTGTTTGAGCAACTAAAGAAGGAAGGTTACACAGGAAATGAACTTGAAGAAAAAGCCAAATCAATATTATTTCCAAAACAATCACTCAGCAACATGTTTCAGCGCGCCAACGATGTAGATGAAGCTGATTTTGTAGAGAAAGCAATATTGAAAGCGTTCGACAAGTCCAATCCTGTTTATGTTGTTGCTACCGATTACTATCTTGGCAGAAATACGATGCAAACACTCGCAAATTACATTCAACAACAAATAGCACCTTGGCTCACCACTAAGCAGTGTATTGATCGTGTCCGTTGGTGCATTACATTATTTAATGCGAAGTTATATATGGTGCTACAAGATGAAATAGCGAGAGAGCGCTCACAGCTTGGAGTTGAATATAAAAATATTTCTGAAATTACTTGAAAATAAGTTATGAATGTGTATATTTAGTGTATGCTCGCTCGTAAAAGCAAAGAGCAGACAGATAGATTAAAGAGGGTAAGAGATTACGGGCTGAAAAGTTCCGATTAAAGACCTCGCTTCGGCGGGGTTTTTTGTTATCTAGCACACTCTTCATTTTGGAGAGTTGTGTGATTAGGGACACCTGATGATGTTTTGGTCGACGGATATCTGGTGTCCCTTTCTATTGCTATGTACCAAGAAAGAAATAACAAAGCACACTTGTCATTCGTGCTTTTGGGCGGGGTTAGTTGTTAATTTTAACGGCACTTGTTTGGCGACAGACCGTTGTAAGAAACAATTAATCCCGTTTCGTTTTAATTCCCCCGAATTCGAGGGTGTTACCTTCATTGATGAGGGTAACATAGTTTAAGTTATTGATATTGTTCCGTTATGGGAATTCACATATCGCTATTTCACATGTTCGGTTATTCCGAACAACCTATTTTGAAGATCGCTTAGGCGGTCTTTTTTCGTATATGCACCAGTAGCTCAACGGTAGAGCACTCGACTAATAATCGATGGGTTATCGGTTCGAATCCGTTCTAGGTGCACCAAATATGCCGACCACAGAATCAATCACAACACCTCACGTTCACACAAGAGCTGTGAGTCGGCGTTCTATTAACTAATTCCTCCAAAAAGGAGGCGGTATGACACGAATGGACGAGAAAGACAAATTCAGTGCCACCGCATGGGGTGTCATATTCGCTATATCCCTATACGGCGGATTGGCTAGATACATTATTGACAATAAACGTAATGGTTATCGGTGGAGCTGGGTAGGAGCAATTATGCAAATGTTCGTATCTGGCTTTGCTGGAATGATGGGGGGTCTTATATCAATAGAGCTTAACGCCTCATTCTACTACACGTTATTTACGGCTGGCTTATGTGGTTCCGCTGGCTCTTTAGCATTGGACTTCTTCTGGGATAAATTTACAGGGGGTAAGAAATGACTAGACCAGCACGCGGTGAGCGCAATAACAACCCAGGCAATATTCGGCACGGTTCAAAATGGCAAGGACTATCAGCACAGCAAACAGATCCGAGCTTCTGCCAATTCGTATCACCCGAGTACGGTATTCGGGCTATCTATAAATTGCTGCAGACATACCAAAAGAAATACGAACTCAACACTGTCGAGTCGATTATCGATCGGTATGCGCCACCAAGTGAAAACAACACTACGGGTTACATTAATCGAGCAGCTAAAGATATTGGCGTTAGTGTCAATGAGCCTATTGATGTTACATCTAAACCAGTTGCTATTGCATTAGCTACGGCGATTGTTGATGTCGAGCTTGGGTATCAGCCATACAGTCAGAAAGTCTTTGAAGACGCTTGGTTGTTGTTATGAATCTAGGCGAAACAATAGTATCAGTGGGCGTTATTCTGGTAATGACCATCACTATTGGGTGGCAGGGTGTCAGAATTGATAAGCTGAAAGACTCAAATGATGAACTAACTACTCAGTTATCTCAACAAGTCGAAATCAACAAAGACTATCAAGCACGTATCACTCGATTAAATCAACTCGATATTCGTCACTCACAGGAGTTAGCCAGTGCAAAGAATGAAATCAACACTCTTCGTGATGCTGTTAACTCTGGCAATAAGCGGGTGTACGTCAAAGCCAAGTGTCCAACAGTCACCAAGAATTCCACCGAAAGCGGAAGCGATGAAGCCACCGCACGACTTAACAAAGCAGTTGAACAAGATTATCTACGTCTCAGAGAAATGATAGTCGAGAACGAACAGCAAACTTTGTATTTGCAGAACTACATCAACACTGAATGCCTCGCTCAATAGCGGGGCTTTTTAATGGAGAAATATCATGGCAGTAGAAGGTTCAGATAATCCAGTTAAATTCCGTGAAGAGCTGGATAAAAGCATTCCAAAAGAATAAAAAAGCCCAGCACGGGAGGCTGGGCAATACTAACAATATATCAATCAAAGTGTAGCGATAGCTACTTAGTATAGCTTAAGTAAATATATATATCAGCAATTAGATAAGTCGTTTATCCATTAAGGAGAGTGATCATATCTTGACTGCTAGGAACAGACTAGAAGCGACCTGATTAACGTAGTGATACGTGATGATGGTTGCGAACTCTACGCATTTCATCGGCGCATTCACCGCGCAATTAAAAACACTCACAGAACCTTACAGAAAGTCGAACCTGAGAAAAACCGTTAATGGTGTTTTCTGTGGGGCGGTTATTTCTGGTGAACAGGTTCGCTTTTCTATAAGGATTTACACCATGAATTATCCAACAGTAGTAAATGGAATTGATTTTCGGAACATCGTATTTATGTCTGGTTCAGAAGTAATTACTGATAGTTTTTGTGTAGCAAGAGCTTTTGGTAAAGAGCCAAAAAACGTAATTCGTGATATCGAAAGGACTATAAAATCGTGTCCTCCAGAGTTTGATACAGAGCTCAATTTTGAGCTTTGCTATAAAAACAATGAGTTACAGAATGGAAAGCCTCAAAAATTCTATAAGCTACGGAAAGACGGCCTAATGTTATTGGTTATGTCATACACAAAGAAAGAAGCTATGAGAATTAAGGTGGCGTATATAAACGCCTTTAACTGGATGGCTGATGTTATTACCAAAAATATCCGAACCATGGAACAAGAGCGAAATGAGATAATGCTCGAATTCATGAAAGAGAAGGATGTGGCCAGTATGTCAGGGCGATTATTAAATCGCTGGGGTAGAGTTAAAAAGCCTCAGTTATTAAACAAGATCGCCGAGATAGAGGAAAAAGGTCAATTACTCCTTCCTAGCGTTGAGTGATACCTTTCCTCAAAATTGAGGAGATTGATTTAATTAACATTTAACGATGAATAGGCCCTAGTGGCCTTTTTTATTGGTGTGGGAGTTTTAAAGTTATTGAAGTTGAATAGCTCGATACAATAGATCTTGTATACTTATTTTGTTGTTATTTGAATGAGGTATATATGATTAAAGTATCTGTTGTTAATTCTAAAACGGAAATGGATGAACTGCAGAGTGCTGTGTTAGCAGAGCCTGTTGAAAATAAAATAACTCCATTTGCAGTTGGGGATCATCTACTCAGAGATGACTGCAACTATGTCACGTTGGCAATCAGAGATAAAGATGTGTTAGTCGGGCATGCTATTTGTCACGCCATGGGTGGTGATGATGGCTACATTCTCGAAATTTCAAAACTTTACATCCATGAATCTCAAAGAAGGAAGGGGTACGCAAATCAAGCTGTTGATGAAATAGTATTATTAGCAATATATGATGGAATAAATGAGGTATTTGCTGAAGCAATAGATGAAAATGCAGCTAATTTTTGGAGTAAAACTGATTTCGAGTTTATTACTAATACGAAGCGATACAAAAAAAACTTAAATGATAATTAGCCTTGTTTAATATTATATGACCAGCTCCGGCGGTTTTTTATTGCAAATCACAAAGCTCACTACGGTGAGTTTTTTAATTTGTTATGAGGATATGAATATGGCTAAAAGACCAGATTGGGAGGCCATCGAGTCGGCTTACCGAGCTGGCGTGATGTCACTCCGAGAAATAGCTTCACAGCATGGAATATCTGAAGGAGCTATACGTAAGAGAGCTAAAAAAGATGATTGGTCGAGAGATCTTAACGCAAAGATAAAATCTCGTGCTGATGATTTGGTACGCAAAGAAGAGGTACGCAAGCAGGTACGCACAGAAACAACATTATCCGAGCGCGTACTTATTGAGGCGACTGCTGAGGTTATTGCCAATGTTCGTATGGAACATAGGGGCGATATTCGAAGGGCGCGTGAACTTGCTAACGTCTTGTTTGATGAGTTATCTGTTGAGTGTGCTGATGTGCCAGCTTTGAGTAAATTAGGTGAGTTGATGTTTAGTCCTGACGATAACGGACGCGACAAACTCAATGAGATTTATCACTCAATCATCTCCCTGCCTGAGCGCGTTAAATCAGCAAAAGCACTCAGTGAAACACTTAAGAACTTAATTGGACTTGAGCGTCAAGCATATGGCCTTGATGACGTCCAGCCGAATAAGACAGCCAGCCAACTATCAGACTTAATGGACGACTTATCTAAGGAATAATCATGAAGCCAGAACATCTTGCATTATTAAGAGATAAGCTCTGGCGATTGAATCATCTCTACTGGATAACCAATAAAGAAGGTAAGCCGGTTCGATTTAAAATGACGCCTGAGCAACTTGAATACTTTGAAGGGATGCACACGCGAAATATTATCCTTAAAGCACGTCAGCTTGGCTTCACTACTGAGGTCTGCATCATTCAATTAGACGCAGCGCTATTTGAGGCGGCTAAATGTGCATTGATAGCCCATACACTTAATGATGCTAAACGACTATTTAGGGAAAAGATAAAGTATGCCTACGAAAAGCTACCCGATGAAATTAAAGCTGCAAATCCAGCGAGTAATGACGCGTCTGGTGAGTTGGTTTTTAGTAAAGGTGGGTCACTTTATATCAGTACGTCATTTCGTGGCGGTACACTCCGTTATTTGCACGTTTCTGAGTTCGGTAAGATATGTGCTAAGTATCCAGATAAGGCTCGTGAAATTGTCACTGGTGCTTTTGAAGCGGTATCAAGTGATTGTTTCACGACGATTGAAAGCACAGCGGAAGGTCGAGCAGGTTATTTCTTCGATTACTGTCAATCCGCTGAGAAAGCACAAATTCAGAATAAGACTCTCTCTAACCTAGACTGGAAGTTCTTTTTCTTCTCATGGTGGAAGAATCCTGAATACTCCATTGACCCCGTTGAGCAATTACCACAGCGGTTAGTCGATTACTTCGATGAGATATCAAGTAAGCATGGTGTTCAATTAAACGAGCGCCAGAAAGCATGGTATTACGCCAAAGAGAAAACACTTGGCGACGATATGAAGCGGGAATATCCGTCAATACCGTCTGAAGCATTTCAGCAATCTATTGAAGGCGCTTACTACGCCAAGCAATTCCGCTTCCTGTACGAAAATAAACGCATTGGTACACTTCCTGATAACTCGCATTTACCGGTTCATACGTACTGGGATATCGGTGTGGGTGACTCAACATCAATTTGGTTTATTCGTGAGGTTGGTGAGGAATTCCATGTCATAGACCATTACTCAAATAGTGGTGAGGGTCTACGGCATTACATGAAAGTGTTAAAAGACAAAGGCTACACCTACGCAAGCCATAATGGACCGCATGATATTGATAACCGTGAGTTTGGTTCAGATGCGAAATCACGTAGAGAACTGGCTAGAGAGGGTTATGAAATTGACGGTGAAAACTATTCAATGCGATTTGACGTAGTGCCGAAACTTTCCATTGATGAGGGTATCGAGGCGGTTCGTGAAATTCTTCCACTCTGTGTTTTTGATGAGCACAAATGTAGCGAAGGTATTACTCATCTTGAAGCTTATCGCAAAGAGTGGGATGACAAACGGGGCTGTTGGAAAGATAAACCACTTCACGATTACACGTCACATGATGCTGACGGATTTAGGTATTTTGCAGTGAGCAGAAGAAATACTAAACGGTTGACTAAGAAAATAGAATTTAACTGGAATTAACATGAATACAAACGTTGATTATAAGCATCCAGCTTACAATGAGTTTTTGCCTGAATGGGACATGATCGGCGATTGTGTTGATGGCGAGCGAGTTGTTAAAAGCAAAAAAGAGAAATACCTCCCTCATCCAGCAGATAAAAAAGACATTGATGATAAAGATAACGAACGTTATAAGCGTTATTTATCTAGAGCATCTTTCTTTAATGCTACTGGAAGGACACTTAGCGGTTTACTTGGTATTGCGTTTAGTAAGCCAGTAAAGATTAGTGTTAGCGGTGGTGTCGAGTATTTAGAAGCTGACATAGACGGTCAAGGCCAGCCACTAACCCAAATGATAAGGGATGCTTTATCGCAAAACTTACAACGTGGCCGAGCTGGTCTATTAAGTGATTTTAGCGGTTCAGGTATTCAGTCAGAAGCTAATAAGGGACGCCCTTATGTTCGATTGTTCACAGCAAAAGAAATCATCAACTGGCGCGTAACGAATGGGAAAACATCCCTCGTTGTCCTCAAATATCAAGAGCCAGTAGATACAGATGATTTTGAACTGCAAATGCAGAATATCTGGATTGAATTAAGGCTTATTAACGATGTGGCTCATTCTCGCCGTTGGTATGAAGATGGAGACATAAAGGTTACAGATTGGGTTATATTGAGTGATGCGAGCGGGAAATCGTTGAGCGAATTGCCATGGTCATGGATTGGCTCAATGAATAATGATCACACCCCCGATGCCCCTCCTCTTGCAGATATTGCTTACTTAAATATCAAACATTATCAAGCTGAGGCTGATATCTCAGAGTCTGCACACACTGTCGGTCAGCCGATGGTTGCATTAACGGGGCTTACAGACGATTGGGTTAAAAACTATATGTCTGATGGATTTACTGTTGGCTCCCGTAAAGGGGTATTGCTACCACAAGGTGGTGACATGAAGTTTGCACAGCCCGAAGATAGAAATATTCAAATCACCTTGGCTGAACGTAGAGAGAAGCAAATGGCAATGCTAGGCGCTAAGTTAGTCGAACGTGGGACGTCAGCAAGAACAGCTACACAGGCACAGGATGAGGCACAAACAGATAATTCAGTACTGTCATTGTGTGCGGGTAATGTTGAGCAAGCATTTAACCGAGCACTTAATTTTTGTATTCAGTTTGCTGGTGGTGGCGAAGCGTCAATACAACTGAATAAAGTTTATGATATCGCCAAGCTAGATTCACCAACGATTACAGCGTTATTAGCCGCACTACAATCAGGCTCTATGAGATTGATTGATTTTGTTAAGTATCTGCAAAGTATCAACATCATTCCTCAAGATGAAAAAGCAGAGGATGTTGTTGATGAACTGGAGGTAACTAGAGGGGCAAATATGTTGGGAGTGTAACTATGCAGCCGAGCATTATCCTTGATAACGCACTAATGATACAGGTCATGCTGGAAAGGTTGAAGTCATCAACAGCAGATACTCGTGATTTAGTGTTAGATATTCGTGCCGCTGTGGCATCTGCGCTATCTGCCTTCTCTGGTGATATTTCATCAATAAGCAAAGCAAAATCAATCTCTCTGGCATTAAAAAAAACACTCAGGCCAGTTCTCTTTGGTTATTCTCAAAAATTGCTTGATGAAGCCATCAGTGTTGCCATTGTTATGGCTGATGCCGAATATCGAGGTTTTAACTCATTTCTCGAAGGTATTAAGCCTGCAGACCATGAAAAAGTGCGTAGAGATGTGCAAAACATACCTATGGGTTTGGCTGGATGGAGTGGCTCACTATTCCTAGCTAAGTTTATTGAATCTTGGGCTGATACATCCGTTCAGCAGGTGGAAAATCAGGCATTGATATCTCTGTCATCTAGTGGTGATGTGTCTGATCTGCAATCAACAATTAACGGAACATCAGTTGAGCCTCTAATCATCGCATTGTCGGTAGTCGGTAGGATTGCTAGGGGCTTTCAGATGATATCCAGAACCTCTTTACAGCATGCGCACAGTATAGGGGCAGTGGATTTCTACAAAGAGAATCCTGATCTGATTAAGTATGAAGAATTCAGCGCAATACTGGACAATAAAACTTCATCAGTATGCAGATCATTATCCGGTAATCGTTATCCACTAGGAGAAGGCCCTAAACCTCCTCTCCATCCAAATTGCCGTAGTCGACTACTTCCAGTTTTAGATGAGAAATACATAAGCTTAATTACAACAGATTATGTTGGTAATTCTGAATGGGGGGAAGAGTCTTATTACGAGTGGCTTTATCGCCAGCCAGCAAATAGGCAGGACATTGTACTTGGTAAGACAAGGGCGCAGTTGTTTCGTGATGGTGGATTACCACCTGATAAATTCGCAAAATTACAGCTCGATAAATACTTTAAGCCAATAACGCTTAAGGAACTTAAACGGATCATACCTGAGGCTTTTAATAAAGCAGGTATCGAACTCAAATGACCCACTTCGGTGGGTTTTTTATTATCAGCAGTTAGAGACTGCACCATCTAAACCAGAGGTTTTACGATGTTTAAATATTTATTAACGAAAGAAGAATTTGACGCATTAACCGATGAGCAAAAGGCTTTTTACAAAGAGTCTGGTGGTAATTACCAACTTCAAATCGAAGGTATGCCAGAAATTCCAGATGTGTCAGGGCTTCAAAAAAAGGTTGATGAATTACTTTCTGAGAAAAAATCAGAGCAGGAGAAGCGCCGACAGGCCGAAGAGGCTGCAAAAAAAGCAGCAGAAGATCAGGCGCGTAAAAATGGCGATATCGAATCATTAGAAAAAAGTTGGGCTGAAAAGTTAAAAGCACGTGAAAGCGAGCTATTAGCACAGTTGCAGGAGAAAGACACAAGCCTACATACACTATTGGTTGATAACGTCGCACAAACGCTGGCTACAAAACTTGCGGGTGACGCTGCGCCGTTAATTATGCCACACATTAAATCTCGATTATCAGTGGAGGAAGGTAAAACACGAGTGGTTGACGCTGCTGGCCATCCTTCTGCATTTACCATTGATGATTTAGAAAAAGAATTTCGTAGTAATCAGTTATTTGCTCCAGTAATTATCGGTAGCAAAGCCACCGGAACCGGAGGGGAAGGCGGCGGTAAAGGGAAGTCACCAGCCGGAGGCAGTGATAAACCCAAAAGCACGAATCCATTAGTGGATAGTGCACGTGAAATCATTGCTAATATCCAAGAGGATTAATTTATATGTCTTTATATATTTTTCAAAAACAAGTATCTCTAGCAGCAACAGAACTGGTTGCTCAGGCTGTCCGTCAATTTAACGAAGCATCTGGCGGTGCTTTAGTTATTGGTGATGGTGATCATATCGGTGACTACATTGAACAAACATCATGGCAGTTACTTGGTGGGTTGGCTCAGCGACGTAATGCATATGGCTCAGGCAATTTAACGCCACAAGAATTGGGGCAAATCCTTGACCGTATGATTAAGGTTGATGGTCGTATTGGCCCTGTATCTGTTACCCCAACGATGATGAAGCGACTAGGTAAAGATGTCTCAGAAGCGGCCGCGGTAGTTGCTGCTCAATCAGCAGAAGCCATGTTGCAAGATTACCTTAATACTTCTGGCGCAGCATTGAAAGCGGCTATTTCTGGTAATACAACGGCAGTTACTGTTGGCGGAGAAACACCATCATTAAGAGGTTTGAATAAGGCCACTCGTCCATTCGGTGATGCTTATTCACGCATTATCGCTTGGTTAATGGATGGTGCAACGTTCAACGACTTTATGGATGAGACACTAACCAACGCGAATAACCTGTTCCAAATTGGTAACGTCGCCATTAAACAAGATAACCTTGGTCGTCGTTTTGTTATCTCTGATATTCCCGCGTTGTCAGATGCAGACAAACAGCATTCGTTAGGTTTGGTTACTGGCGCCGCAGCGATTCAAACATCGCCATTGATCATGAAGGCTCAGGATGTGTTAGGCCAAGAAAATATTAAGGCACTAATGCAAGGTGAGTACGACTTTACTGTTGGTCTACGTGGTTATCAGTGGAGTAAAGATAGTATCAAATCACCCACTAACGCACAGATTGAAACAGTAGCTAACTGGAAGCAAATTGCTACTGATATTAAAGATACTGCTGGCGTTATGGTTTCATTTGGCAAAGATACTAGCGTTGGTGGGTAATGCGAGGGGCGGTAGCCCCCTTATTTATCCATAAGGAGTGATCATGTCTATTGCGATTACGGGTGAGCAAGTTAATGAGCAATTAGAGGTGATGGGGTTTGAGGCAACAAGCCTTGTTATAAGCTCTGCCATATCTATTGTGGACACTATTGATAATTGCCTTGATAACGCAGGATATTCAGATGCGGTAGTTACCTTAATCAAGCTGTATTCGGTTATCCTCATATTATCATCTGCTGATGTTAGAAAAATATCCTCAGAACATGCACCTTCTGGCGCTTCTGTTTCATATCAGTATTTTGCTGATGGTAGAAAAACATTATTAAAAACGCTGTCTTCTCTGGATCCCTCTGGATGTACCGATAGCTTACCTATTGAACGACCTGTTGGCATTGTTCAGTTTGATGTGGTTCGGGGGTGATATGGGGAAAATCCTGCGACGATTTTGCAAGGGGTGGGCAACCATTTGGAAAATTACAGGTAAAGATGGTTACGGTAAACCCATATTTTCAGAGCCAATTCATATCCGATGTGATTACGGAAGTAGTTTTAAAGATGGTAGAAAAACCATTGGCACTGAAATAATCATTAAGAATGTTATTTGGACTGAGTATAGCGAAGCAACTCAAGAAGACTATATCGCCATTGGCAAACATGAAGATAGAGATCCATTTTTGCATGGTGCTAGTAGGATTAAGTCTATCGATAGAGACCGAGATATTAATGGTGGTCTAGATGATTACACATTAACGACGGCGGTATAACTATGGGGGCAAAAGTAAAAGGAATAGGTAATGCGATATCTAACTTAAACTCTCTGGTTGGAAGTATAGCATCAAAAAAGATAGCTCGAGCCATGCATAGAGCGCTAGATATTGGCGGTAGGCAAGCTGCTGTATACACGCCAATTGACACTAAAACGCTTATTAACTCACAATTTAGAGATGTAAAAGTAAAAGGCACACTATTTACTGGTCGCGTTGGTTATTCTGCTTCGTATGCTGTTTTCGTTCATGATCCTAGTGTTAAACAAACTTTCCGCAGACCTACCGCTAAGAAAGAATTCCTCCTGAAAGGATTTGAGGAAACGAAGCAAATGATTGATCAGGCTGTTGCTGAGGAATTTAAAATATGACGACCTTTGAGAGACTGAAAAGCTATTTTTCTGAATCAGGGTTATCTGATGGCTTCATTCAGCAGGATTATATTTGGAATGAAAAAGAAGGTAATGATTCAGATTCATATATCGTATTTCAGCAACCAAACGGAACTGGCCGCATTGATGATTTAAGTGGTGATGATTTCTTCACCGTTTCACTCATATCTGGTAAGGCGTGGATTGAGTTTATTGTTCAGAGAGCTAACGAAATACTAGAGTATGTAAGGTGTCACTCTAGAAGTCATAACATTGGTTTTATTATCAATACATCTGGTTTTGTTAATCCAATTCAAACAACAGAAGGTAGGTTTATTATCCCACTTTCTTTCCGCTGTACATCTTAAATTAAACACATCTCAACAGGTCGCTTATGCGGCCTTTTTTATTTGCAAATAAAGAGGTTATAACATGTCACAATGTCCTGACAAAAAAGGGTTGGTGATGGGTAATGCGGGAATTATCCGTATTGCAAAAGGATGCCCTGACCAAGTACCAGCACAAGATCAGTTCTTACGCTTAGGTGCATTAACAAGCAAGTCATTCGATTTTGGTATGGAGACGGTAACGTCTAATGCCGATGATATCAAAGGGTTAACAGAATCAATTGTTACTGGTGCTGACTTCACCATTAGTTTTGATGGGGAATTGAAGAAAGCTGGCGTAACTGGCTCTACTTCCGCATTTGATATCGCCAAAGAAATTCTTGATGAAATTAAAGCTGGTCGCCAACCAGATTATTGGGTTCAACTTGATATGAAAGGTGATGGTTCTGATGTTGTTCAGGGCTATATGTTATTTACATCATGGTCTATGGAGTTTCCAACAAAAGAAATCTCTACCTATTCAGGTGAATTAAAAGTTGCTGATGCAGAAACGGTTGAATGGCTACAAGAAGAAATCGTTGTTGAAAGCATTGCTGTCGAGCCTGCTACTCTGTCTGTAAAAGTGGGTGAAACCAAAACATTTACTGTCAAATTTACACCAACCGATGCGACGAACAAAAATTACACTGCTGTGAGCGACAAGTCGAACTTTGCAACAGTTACTCAGCTTGTGAATGTGGTCACTGTGCGTGGCGTTGCTGAAGGTACTGCAAACGTTACTGTCACATCCGAAGATGGTAGCAAAACAGCCAAATGCGTGGTCACTGTTACCGCTGCTTAATATTACAAAGGGTGCTTTCGAGTGCCCTTGATAATATTCAGGAGGAATTATGACGCCTATTTTAGAAATCGGTGAGATGGTTATCTCTACTGATAAAAAGGATTACTTATTTAGACCATCGTTCATCAATATGACAAGAATTGGTGAACCTAAACAGATTGTGAGTGCGTACGGTCAGCTAAATGGCACAGAGGTACAAGATTTAATTACACGCGCCGTAATGAGTTACAGTGTTATCCCCGATTGGTTAATAAAAGCGATTAGCAAGCCAACATACGGGCGCAATATTTTGCAAACTGCAATGATAGTAATGCAGGCGTGCTGTGATAATGATTGCTCTGAAATTATTGGTGAATGGAAATCAAGTAAGCGCGGTATCGTCTATAAAAACGGCAAGATGCCAATTTCTGACATTATCGTCATTGCCAGAGAATTATTCACTCATGGAATTATCGGTAAAGCCAAGATCCGCAAACTTCAACGTAACGAAGGAAAAAACGAATTCTCAGATGAGTTCATGGCAATTGATTATATCAGTTCAGCTCGTGCGCACTTTGGCATGAATCGAGAGGAAGCCGAACAGTTAACTATGACTGAATTTCAGATGATGCTCAAAGCTAAATACCCTGATGAGAAAGGCTTCACTAAAGAAGAATATGACAACATCATGAAACAAGATGATAAACGCAATGATGAACTGATCAGTGGTAAGCGCAGATTGGTGAGTAGGAAAAGAAAATTATGAATAAACTAAATAAATTAACTACAGAAATGCTCTTTTTTAAAAGTGAGAATAAAGATGTCAATTATTTAGAAGGTGGCGGTATTTTTATAGAAGATAAAAACATGTCTCTTTTGTATAAGAAAGTGATGGAATTAGAAATTAAGCTTCAAGAATTATCACATTCTATATCACAAAACTTAAGTCAAAAGTAGATAAGTTAAAATTCATAAATTAAATTAATATTCTTGTTTAATATTCAAAGGGTATTAATTAAATGAAACAGCCAAGTAATCCCATAGAAATACTCGTTCATAGTACTGTTAGGATCGAATGCTTAAAGGGTAGTAAAGGTGCTTCGTCGGGAACTGGGTATATATTTTGTTTCTTAGAAGATGAAGAAAATGATAAATCATGTCCATGTATAGTAACAAATAAACATGTTCTTAAGGATGGGGTTGAAGCGATATTTCATCTAACATTGCGAGATAAGGATGGTAACCCAGATTTAGGGAATCACGAAGCTATAAAAATAAAAGATCTAAATGATTATGTAATATTACACCCTAATGATGATATTGATTTAGCTATTATCCCCATAGGTATGATATTAAATTCTGCAGAAGCTCTTGGTAAAAATTTTCATTACTCCTCTTTTGGTAAAGGTTTTATTGTAAGTAAAGAACTACTTAGTGAGTTATCCCCTATGGAGGATATCGTTATGATTGGATATCCGAATGGTCTTTGGGATACCGCTCATAACTTACCTATTATACGAAAAGGCGTTACAGCAACAGATGTTAGGTTGGATTTAAACGGAGAGCCTGAATTTATGATAGATGCAGGTGTTTATCCAGGTTCAAGTGGCTCACCCGTTTTTTTAGCTAATATAGGTAGCTATATGGATAAGGATGGATGCCTTTGTGCAGGGAGTCGAATTGCTTTATTAGGAACTGTTTATGCAGTTAATCAGTCACCAGTTTTGATAACATCAAAATACCAAGACCAAGACCAAGACCAAGACCAAGACCAAGACCAAGACCAAGATAAAGAGGGTTATTCCAAAACTAGTATTGATGGAGCATTCCCTAATAGCTTGGGCTACGTCATAAAAGCATCAGAGCTATTGGCCTTTGATGATGTGCTTTTGGGTTTTATAGAAAAACTAAAAGATAGAGATGCTAAAGGGGTGTGGGATAAGAGTGATAATGCACCACAATCAAGAAATTCCCCTTGCCACTGCGGTAGTGGTAAAAGATATAAAGAATGTCACGGCAAATTAAATTAGAATCTAACCCACTCCGGTGGGTTTTTTATTGCCTGAATCTCATAGATTATTGATTTATATTTCAAACTTCAACTCTTATTCCAATTAAGATAACATTAACGAAACTAATTAAAGGAATAATGAGATCGTGAATAAATCAATAATTGTAATTATCCTGTCTTGCATTGGTTTTAGTGCTTATGCAGGAACAACCTATACAAATGAAGAATTAAATAGGCTTGTAGAGTCGGGAGCACCACCAAAAGAAATGCCTGAGCAAGTTGATAAAATAAAACCAGTACCATTCCCAACCTGTAAATTAGCTATTAATAACATTTATAAAAAAGTGCATGGAGAATACCCAGTTGAGATAACTGGAAATGGTACAGATACATACGCCATAAAAGTATGGACATACGATGGTGTGGCAATGACTAAATGCATTGATGGCAATAGAATATTATCAGGAGCAGAGTACGAGTGATAGGTACGTTAGTAGCCTTGGTTAATAAGCGTTAATTGTCTTATTAATCGTACAGTTTATACTCATGTAGCTTAATTCATAAACAAGGGCATCCGTGCCCTTTGTTGTTTTCTGAAAGCGGTAATTTCAATCTTGTCCGAAGATAGCCGAACGGTGGATTTGAGTCGTGTCGTGGGTGGTGATACTGTTTTTATGTACAGCTTGAGACTCCTCTAAATAGAGATTTGTCTCTTATAAAATATAGTGAGATTCCTCTCAGAGGCACAAACTTTCATTGAAGTTAACCAAATGTTGTTTTAGTATGGCGTCAAGTTGATATTATCAAATTGATAAAGAGTCCTCTTCAAATCAAAAGAATGTATTGTTTAAATTTTATACTATTAACTTTATTTTTTGCTTCCAATAAGGTAGACACATAAATTAGTCTATGAGGATCTAATGGGTAGAGCAGCGCCAAAAACAGCTTCAAGTAAAGCTTTGGATATCATGAATCAAGCTATTTCAGATCACAGGGTACTAACCGAGATTGATAATGCAAGATTAATGAAACTTTTTGATTCAATGCGTAGGGATGGCGTTTCTAAAGTTGAATTTGATACGTTATCAGCTTGCTACTATGCGCTAAATGCAGATATTAATAATTTGATAATCTCTGCAGGAAGTGTTTTGGATGCAGTTATATCTGGATATGAAGATTTCAACTATTTTGCTGATAACTCTTTTACAGCGCTTAATAATTCGTTAATGATAAGGGAGGTTTATAAGTATATGAAATTATATAATTTACCTTTATCATCTATGAGTGAAGATATAGCTGAGTTATTCATGACTACATCCATCCTTATGAATGACCACTTAAGTTATAATGAGATAAAGAGTGGCTTGGATCATGATTCAGCTTCCGATAAAGTAAAAATGATGGATCAACTTCAATCATTCTTACTTAGGAATCAAAAAATAAGCAGTGATTTATCTTCATACATCTGCGATGTGTTTAGTATTGTATCTAAGGATGTGTCAAGAAAGGCGATAATTGAATATTTATTACCTATGATATCCAATTACAAGATCGCTTTGCATAACGATGATGGGTATGAGTTTATTGATATTTCGTTTATCTTCCCTAAAAATACAGATTTTGATGCTGTTTTTGAATTGGAGGATGATATGTTGCAGATTATATCTAAACTAGATTATTCACCAGAAGTTAAAACAAAAATATCATTTAATTTTGTTATTATTGATGACGGATTGAGCGATGATCACTAGTTCAAATATATTAAATTACGCTTCAAATTTGCATAATAAATTTAGCGAAAAAGATTACATTAGTGATAATTTAGAAGTTGAATATAGAAACTGCGCAAGAATGGCATATTATTCTTTATTGCATTTATCAAAAAGCCTTATAGAAAAAGAAAATGTGTGCGTAGATACAGGTGGGATAACTGGTACACATGCAGTTATTATTGCTAAATTGTTAGCTATTGATTCTGATTTTTCAAAAAAACTAGCTGAAGATTTAAAGTCGTGTAGATCAATAAGAGTAAAAGCTGATTATTATCTTGATAAGCATTTTAATAAAAATGAAGCATATAAGGTTTTAAGAAAGGCAGAAAAAGCATTTGAAAATTTAGAAGCTGGCCTTTCCACAGGAACGAAGTAACTAGCCTGTAACTTATCAACACATCATATTGTAATAGCATTATCTAAAGCCTCCTCAGAGGCTTTTTTATTGCCCGAGATTCATAGCATATTGATTAATATTTCAAACTTTAACTCACACTCCAACTAAGCTAACATTAACGAAACTAAATATGTGGTGATGATATATGGCTATTGATTATGGTCAATATGGGAATATGGCAATTCAGGTTGTCAATACATACAACACTGACGATGATATTATTGAGTTATGGAATTTAGCTTTTAGCAAAGGACAAAGCAAAGAGCGCTCTGCAAGCCAAAAAGATTGCCCTTTAAATATTTTTATTGCTTTATGCCAGATGGGTGCTGTCAAAGGTCTCCCATCAACAGTTTGCCCAAATAAAAGAAATGAAAAGTCAAAGAAGCAAGCTAAGAAATTACTCGATATCATGATTGATAACCCTAATCTTACTGCAAGCAAGGCTTATGGCTTGTATAAGAAAGAAGATGTAACTGCACCCAAAGAGCAAAGCAGAAATGCTCATGTGGTATTTGCACTTCTAAAGGAAAATCTACTGTCAATTTAGTTACTCTTTGTTTTTAATTTTAGGGTTATTTTATGGACACTTACAACCAAGGGCATCCGTGCCCTTTGTTTTGTGGGTCATTTTTTCAAGGTTAAACCACGCTTCATAATAAGTAGATCTCTTATTTTTTCATGGTCATTCTTTATTCTGTGCATGAGAGCATCAATAAGAATATCTATTTTTTTGTCTTTTTCTTTAAAATCATCCAGATCAAAACCATCAAAGTAATCAGCTGCTTCACTGTCAGTTATTTGTCGAAATAACTCATGAAACTCCATATCAACTTGTAGCGACTCTGGGCCAGTTAGCTTGTCATATAATATCTGAACTATTTCCGAGTTCATGGATCTACCATTTTCATCTGCTTTCTTGGCGATCTGATCACGCATTCCGTCTGGGAGTCTAACCACGAATTTATCGTATTCTTTTACTTGCTTAGTAGTCATTTGCAAGACACCTATTCACATAAAAAAATAATGATGGCATATTGCCATTTAATTTCAATAATGGCATAGTGCCTGTATTGGCATAATGCTATTGCTAAGGAGATGGAATGAATAAGCAAAATAAAACAGAAAAGGTTCAATTAAGAACAACTGAATATCTGAAGGGAAAGTTAGATAAGTTATCTATGCAGGATGGGATATCGAAAAACTCGTTAATTAATCAGGCGATAGCTTGGTATGTGCAAGAGAGAGAGAAACGTGTTGCGTAATAAAAAGAAAACCCCAGTTGCGCTAACAACTGAGGCTAATTGCCAAGTAAACCCATCGAAAGGAATAATTGACATGAACATTGTAGCTAAAACAGATTTAACTTTCCAGAACATTACATTTGAGCCGATTTATCAAGATGGTCAGTTGTGGTTCACATCAACTGAATTAGCTAAGGCTTTAGGTTATAGCAGAACCGATAATGTTAACCGTGTTTACGCTCGTAATTCAGATGAATTTACTGACTCAATGACAACCACCGTCAAAATGACGTTGGTTAGGAAAACTGGTGAAGTTGATGTAATGGTTAGAGTTTTTTCTTTACGTGGCGCTCACCTGATCGCAATGTTCGCATCAACTCCAGTGGCTAAAGAATTCCGTAAATGGGTGCTGGATATTTTGGATAGAGAAGTAGCCGACAAGAAAAATTTACCAGTCGAAAAAGATAGTTCAGTAAGTGCAAACGGATTGTTAGCAAGATTAAGTCTGATTTGTACAACATGGGATGAGGCTAGAAAGGATATGGAAAAATTCGATCCGAAAATGGCGAAACGTCTTAATTCAACAATGAGTATGTTTTTAATGTACTCACAACACATGAAAGGAATAGCTAAGACAAAACAAGTTAAGAGGTTAACACATTGATAGGCACTAAAAACAGAAAAGCCAACAGGTGCGAACTGCTGGCTAATCCCAAACAAAACCCAGAAGGAAATGTTTCATGAGTCAAATAACATTAGCAAACAATAACTCAGTTGTCACGCAAAACCGCTTTACGGTTCCCGAGGTCTATTATCGTAATCAGAAGGTGATCACTACTGAATCACTGGCTATTGGTTATGGTGCGGATGCTAAAAGTATTCAGATGAATTTTACACGTAATCAGGAACGCTTCATTGAGGGTAAGCATTATTTCAAGCTGGAAGGCGATGAATTACAGAAGTTTAAGAGCTACCCCACAAATTGTGGGTTAGTTAATAAATTCACAAGGCATGTCTACTTATGGACTGAACGCGGAGCCTCTCGCCACGCTAAGATGTTGGAAACTGATCAAGCGTGGGATTTTTTTGAATTACTAGAAGATACCTATTTTGGAACACGCAAAAATAATAGCCTTCCTGGTGACTACATTGAAGCACTGGAAAATTTACTAAAAGCAGAAAAAGAAAAGGTAGCTCTTAGACTTGAACGTGATGTTGCCATCGAAACTAAAGCGTGGATTGGGCGTAAGCGTGAAGCAACTTCAATGGCTACGGCATCTAAAGCTGTTCGTGAAAAGAATCGTCTTGCTGAAAAGCTAGGTGAAAGCAAAAAACACGCAACAGTATTAGCAGTAGAGAAGAAACTAAACAAAAAATTCAAATGGCAACCATTGAAGAAATGGTGCAAAGAGAATGATGTAGAAATATCTACTGTTCATGATGATAGATATGGAACAGCTAATTCATATCCATCAGGTGCATGGAAGTCTGCTTATGATGTGGATTTAGCTAAATTGTTCTAAACACCCAAGCCAAGGACGGCTTGTTCGAGATCACATATCACGCCTCTTAACTGAGGCTTTTTGCTTTTCTTTGCACCACAAACAGCTAAACTAATAACAAATTAACTAACGAGGATGGTGTTGTGAAAAGGTTATTAATTACATCTATTTTATCATTATCATTTTTATCATTAACAGGGTGCGCTAGTGTTCCACCGCCAACACAACAGCAAATTGAAAGTGCTAGTTATGGTTCATTGCCTGATGACTATCAAGTTCAAATAAAGAATACAATGAGCACCATACTAAAGGATCCGTATTCAGCTCAATATACATTTCTTCAGCCATTTAAAGGATATTCTCAAGATGGAGCTTGGGCACCATCTAAGGGTGGAGTTAGTTATGGATGGGTAGCACCAGTTATGGTGAACGCAAAAAATAGTTATGGTGGATATACTGGCGCTAAAAGGTATGTGTTTATGTTCTCTAACAGCATACTATATGATGTGACTGGAAATGATGCTTTTGGCCGAGTTGTGCCAATAAATCAATAGTAAATCAACATTGAGGTAGTAGTGCTGTGAGGAAGATTATTTTATCCGCTCTAATGGTATTGCTTTCTGGTTGTGGTGAGCAGGGGGAATATGATGATAGTTATATTTGCGATGTATCTCAGGTAGCAAATGACTATCCATCAATAACTAATTCAAAATATGCGTTCCCTAAGACATTAACCAAATCTGATGTAATCATTAAAAACAACATCATGACAATAAAAGGATTTATTTCAGAAGATTATGTTAGCGGAGAGCTAACAGAAGATAAAAAGGATAATCTAATAAATGTAAAGGATAAGGTTACAGTGTCAATGTCAAGTGATAGAAAGAGCGCATTCTTGCTATACGAAGAAGGCGATATACCAGTAATACAGACGTTTACAAACTGTGAATTAAAAAAGTAGATTAATATTAATTATACCAACCCTGCCAATCGGCGGGGTTTTTCATTTTAAGGAGCCGGTAAATGGCAAATGAAGGCGAAATCGTTTATCAAGTGAGAATGGAGCTTCGGCAATTGCTTACATCTCAACAGCAGTTAGAGCAACGCCTTAATCGTATGGATAGTAGCTTTAACAGAACGTCTCAGTCGGTAAATAACACAGAGCGTTCAATGCAGTCTCTATCTAAAGTTGCCGCTGCTCTTGCTGGTTATTTATCGGTCTCAATGGTTGCTAGTTATTCTGAGGCGTGGACTGAATTAAACAATAAACTATCAAACTCAGTTCGCGCAAGTGAGTCACTGATTGATGTCACTCAACGAGTATTTGATATCTCTCAAGCAACGCGATCTAGCCTTGATGCCACAGCAACACTCTACGCGCGATTAGAGCGAGGAACGAGAGAATACAACACATCAGCAGCGGACTTGGCAAAATTAACATCAATTATTAACCAAGGTTTTATCGTCTCTGGTGCTACTGCACAGGAAGCAGAAAACGCCATTATTCAGCTATCACAAGGTATCGCCTCTGGCGTTCTCCGTGGTGAGGAATTTAACTCGGTAGCGGAACAGGGTAGCCGTTTGATGGTTGCACTTGCTGATTCACTAGGAGTAAGTATAGGTCAGCTTCGTAAAATGGCAGCAGAAGGCAAGTTGACCACTGATGTTGTTGTAAAAGGGTTATTGTCTCAGGGGGATGCAATCGGTAAGGAGTTTGCCAAAACCACTCGAACAATGTCACAGTCATTTCAAGAAGCAGGGAATAACTTAACTAAATTCCTTGGTGAAAATACAACAATAAAATCAACCATTAGTGCGTTTAGTGATGCGGTTATTACGGTTAGTAAGAATTTAGATGAGCTTAGTTCTGTCTTGACGGTAATCGCCGCGGTGGTTGGCTCAAGATATGTTGGCGCATTAGCTATGGCTACCAAGTCAAAAATTATGATGGCAGCCGCTTCGCGTCAAGAGTCAGTCGCCACACTGCAATCAGCGAAAGCCAGCGAGTATGCTGCAAATATGTCAGTCAGAAAGGCTCAGGCAGATTTAGCTTCTGCCAGATCGGCCGTTGCTCTCGCTCAAGCAGAGTATAACGTTGCGAAAGGAACGTTAGCGGAGGCAACCGCTCTTGATAACTTAATCGCTAAAAAATCATTAGCCTCAAAAGCTGCAATAACATTAACCCAAGCAACCCAAGCGCAAACAGCAGCAATGGCAAACTCAGCAGCCGCAGCAAGAGCTGCATCATTATCTATGGGTTTGTTGCGTGGTGCTATGGGAATGTTAGGTGGCCCTGCTGGTGTGGCCATGTTAGCTGGTGCCGCAATCTATTACTTCTATCAGAAATCAGAGCAAGCAAAACAAGAGGCTAGAGATTTTGCTGATAGCATAGATCAGTTAACAGTCAAATTAAAAGAGCTTTCATATCAAGAGATTGCTAGAGATGCTCAAGATGCTAGAGACAAACAAGAGCTACTACGCCTTGAGATGAAAGAGCAGGAAAAACAGCTATCAGCATTAAGAGCTCAACTTGAATTACAAAAAACAGCATTAAAAGACCAGCCAGAGCTTATTGATAAAAACACCACAAGGATCTTGCGTGAAATTACAAAGCTTGAAGGTGATTTATCTACAAATAGAAAGCGTCTAGAGTTAACCACAAAATACCTCACAGACGCTCAAGATGAATACAACAGGAAAGCAAAAGAAGCCATTGATTTAAGTGTTAAGAGTGCAACAACTCTTGATATTGAAAAATCAGCTTTTGGAAGGATTACACAGCAGATAAAGGAGGCAACTGCTGCAAAAGAAAGTTTTAACTCAACTCAATTGACTGTTGAACTCTCAGAGAAAGGGGTAGATCTAAAAAAATCATTTGAGCGGGAAGCTAGACTAGCTAATGCAAGAAGTGAGATTGAAAAAAGGAAAATACAGGTTGAGTTTTACGCAGAAGATAATGGGATTACTGATGATAAGGAAATTAATAAGTTAAAACAATATGCCGTTACAGCTCAAGAAGCAAGAGACGCTGAATCAGAGCGCAACAGCAAAACAAAGGAATCAACCAAAGCCACAGACGCTGCTTATGAAGCATTAAAGCGTCAAAGAGAAGAAATTGAGCTTTTAAACAAAGGTTACAAAGACGGCTCTCTTGAAATGGCTAAGTATGATGCTGTTAAAGCATTGGGTGATACTGCAACTCCTAAGCAGATTGAAAAAGCGGAACAACTCGCAGAAGAAAAATACAACATTGAGCGTAATCTAGCAGATAAGAAAGCCGCACTTGAGCTTGATTTAGTTGCCAAGGCTAAAGAATCTCACGATAAACAGTTGGCAGACTTAGAGCGGATAACAAAAGATGATGTATCTCTCACTGAACAGGCTGCAAGGCGTAAAGCTGAAATTGAAGCGGAATATCAACAAAAGATAGCTGAAATAAAGGCTAAAAACGCTGTATCACCGCAAGATAATTTAAAAGCACAAGTAGACCCTGTTCAGCAACTCAAAAATGAGCATGAGCGTAAACTTGCACTTATCCGTGAGTTCGAGACTGAAAAAGGCGCTATTACTCAGCAGGGTTTAGCGTTAATGAATGCCGCCAATACTCAATATGAGCAAGACCGCATGAATGCTCAATGGGATATATGGCGCAATCAAAGCCAAGCTAATCAATTCTTAGCTGATGGGTTGGACGCATTAGGGCAACGTTCCGCTAACGTAATTACAGGGCTATTAACAGGAACTCAATCCCTTAACGATGCTTTCCGTAATGTTGCATTAACTATCGTAGATCAGGCTGTTGGTGCTCTTGTTCAAATGGGCATGCAGCAGGTTAAGAACATGATTACTGAGAATGCCATGCGTAAAGCGTCAAATGCTCAAGCGGTAGCAGAGGCAACGGCAACTGGCGGTGCAATCACAGCAGCAATGGCTCCAGCCGCAGCAACAACCAGTATTGCTACAATGGGCTCTGCTGCAACTTGGGGAATGGCTGCGATGGCGGCAGCAATACCAGCAATGATTGCGCTTGCAGGTGCTCGTAAAAATGGCGGTCAGGTTGGTGCTGGTAAAATGTATCAGGTTGGAGAAGGGGGCAAACCAGAGATATTCAAAGCATCGAACGGCAATCAGTACATGATACCGGGTGATAATGGTCGGGTTATCAGCAATCGACAAATGGGTAAAGGTGGTAACGGTGTCAGCATGGGTGATATGCACTTTACATTCCAAGTTCAGGCACCTAATGGCATTACACAAAAGGAAGCACAACAGATACAGCAAATGGTAAGAGGTACTGTTTATGACGTACTTGGCACTGAAATGCGTAGCGGTGGTGCTTTAGAAAAATCAAGAAGTTGGTAATTAAGAGGTAGTTATGAGTAATCAAGAAAATATATTAACGATGGATGGTAATGGGATCATGAAAGATAGTAACGGCAATGTAATAGCTAAAGGCATGGTGATTAAATCTACAGTTATATCATCAGCGCCATCAATAGAAGATTTAGTGAAAAGAATTGAAGTATTGGAAAAACAGCTCGCCAGCATGCAATTAACGAGCTGTGAGTTAGATGTTATTAATAAAGAGCTCAGAAAAAACGCACTACTTATAGAAAACCTGAAATTAACTCTCACTTCTACTAAAGATAAGCTTTAAATACTCTAATTGTCTTGACTCAAGAATATCATTTTCACCTTTATTTATTGAATTATAAAATGAATTATATGCCGCATCTTTCTCTTCTTTAGATAACACGCTGTTCAATAATAAATTTGATATCCGAAACGATAGAAGCATATTAGCTCTTAGGCTGGCATTAGCGTCATTAAGTGCGTTTATCATTTTTGTCTGTTCACTTATTTGGGCGCATATATCTTTAAATAACCTCCCAATATCACTAGTCATTGTATTTGGGGTATTTTTGTTATTATCTTCTGACATTTTAAAATCCTCACACCGAAGTAAATCAGCCATTCCTTCGGCAAGTTTCTTTGGGCTGAATATATAAAATAACCTAATGGATATTTATTAATATCCTGATATTTGATCAGGCGGCTTTGTGTCGCCTTTTTTATTGGAGTAACCAATGGAAGAATTTAAATGGCGACCTGAAACAGCTTATCAGGTGGGTAATGAGCCTAAAGTGAAGGTGGCTAAGTTTGGTAACGGTTATGAACAACGAGTTAAAGACGGGATCAACAACCAACTAAAGACTTATCAACTCTCATTTATTAAGCATGCTGATATTGGGAAACAGATTGATGAGTTTCTTAAGGCTCGAGGTGCAGTTGAATCATTCTTATGGCTAACCAGTGATGATAACTCTAAGCGTAAATTTGTTTGCCGTGGCTGGCAGGTGACACCAAGAGCGGCGGCATGGCAGATAGATTGCACATTTGAGGAGGTTGTTGCATGAGGAATATACCTCAAGAGATGCGCATAGATGTTGCAGATTTACAGCAAAATGCAATGTTAGATTTATATGAGGTCGATTTAAGTCGTTTTGGTGGTGACGTTTACCGGTTTCATGACGGCATGAATGGCTTATTAAAACCTATTATCTGGCAGGGATTGCGCTATGAGCCTTATCCTATTCAGGTTACAGGGTTTAGTGTAACAGCACAGGGTGCGTCAGACAGACCAAAAATGACATTTGCCAACTTTGACGGAATGCTGACCGCCATTAACAACGACTATGATGACGCGCTAGGCGCCATCGTTACTCGCAGACAGGTTTTAGAACAATATCTTGATGTTGTTAATTTTCCCAACGGAAACCCACAGGCAGATCCAACAAGAGAAGTTGTTCAGAAGTATGTTATCGAGCAGAGAGAAAGTTCAGATTCAGATTTTGTGACGTACATATTAGCGCTTCCAACAGAAACAGATAACGCCCTAATACCTAGGCGAGTTATTCAAGCTGACATTTGTTCATGGCGATACCGAGGTGGCGACTGTGGTTATGATGGTCCTCCTGTTGCAGATGAAAAAGACCAACCAACAACTGATCCCGCTAAAGACAAGTGTTCTCATAAATACAGCGGGTGCAAACTCAGATTTAAATCAGTCATGCCATTTGGCGGGTATTTAGGCTCAAACAAATTAGGTTAATCCATGATTGAGAAAGACATTATCGCTCACGCGAAAGCGGAAGGAGTGAGAGAGTCGTGCGGTTTAATTTCTGGCGATAGGTATTTCCCTTGCAGAAATATACATCCCGACCCGCAAAACTATTTTGAAATTAACCCAGACGACTGGATGACGGCAGAGTGTTATTCAGACATTAAAGCTATCGTTCACAGCCACCCTGACGGAAATCCTTTCTTAAGTTCTGGTGATATATCCATGCAAAGGAAAACAAACTTACCTTGGTGGTTGGTATGTGATGGTGTGATCCATAAGTTCAGGCCAATAGCGCCACTGTTAGGTAGAGCGTTTAAACATGGTGAGCAGGACTGCTACTCCATTATACGTGATGCCTATCACCTTTCAGGTATTCAGTTAGATGACTTTATTCGCTCTGATGAATGGTGGTACACAGAACAGAATCTCTATCTTGATAACACAGTAAAGCAGGGCTTTTATCAAGTCGAAGAGGCTCAAGAAGGCGACATGATATTGATTTGCTTAGGAACCTCAAAGCCTTGTCATGCTGCGTTGTATTTAGGTAATCAAGAGATACTGCATCACAGACCGGACAGACTGAGTAAGCGAGATACTTACGGTGGCTACTGGTTTAAATATACACACAGTATTTGGAGACATAAACAATGGTCAAATTACAGTTTGCAGGCTATTTGCGCAGATTTGGACGCAGATTCGAGCTTGAAGTAAGCAATGCTGGTGAAGCCTTGCGCTGTCTTTGCTATCAAATTGATGGGTTGAAAAAAGAGATTAACCAAGGTCAGTTTCGCGTTCGTATCGCAGGCAATGATATGACCGAGGATAGTATTTCCACGGGATTAAGTACGCCATTAAATGAAGGTGATGTTATTACGATCGTCCCCATAGTTGGTGGTGCTAAATCCGGCGGGTGGCTAGGCATTATTGGTGGAGCTGCTTTAATTGGCGCATCGTTTTTAATACCGGGTGGATTTTTGGCAACGATGACATCGACCGCATTATTTGCCGCTGGTGTTGGTGTGGCCGCTGCGGGATTGGCAACGATGCTAACTAAAACACCGCCCGCACCGAGCATAGAAGGTCGAAACTCTGAAAGTAACCAGTATTTCAGTTCATTATCAAATAGGGTCGGGCAAGGTTATCCAGTTCCTATCTGTTATGGCGAAATGGTTGTTGGCTCAAATGTAATATCACAAGGCTTGGAGACTGTTTAATGGGTAAAGGTGGCGGTGGAGGAAGCACTCCGAGATTGCTCGATGACAACTTAAAAAACAAACAATTTCTTAATGTCATCGATTTAGTTTCAGAAGGGCCGATAGAAGGCCCTGTTGGTGGTATGTCAGGCTTTTTATTGAATGGCACACCTGTTGTAGATGCAGATGGCAATCCGAATATTCATGGTGTTGAGGTTCAGTGGCGAGCAGGAACGTCGACACAAGAACCGCTAGAGGACTTTCCCTTTGTAGAAAAAGAAACTCCTGTCAATGTAGAGGTGAAAAAAAGTACGCCAATCTTACGCACCATTTCAGATCAAGAAACTGACCGCGTTAGATTTACTTTGGGTGTTTCTGCTCTTGTTAGTCAAGACGATAAGGGAAATCAGTACGATGCTACTGTGGAAATGCTTATTGAAATTAATGATGGCTCTGGTTGGATGCATGAGAAAAAGGTAACAATAGGGCCAGGTAAGATAAGCGGTCAATACCTTGAGTCTCATATCATTAATGCGCCGACAAAAAAGCCATTTCAAATTAGAGTTTCCCGTATCACTGACGATAGTAAAAGTGATCTGTTGAAAAACGGAACTGTGTGGGCAAGCTACACAGAAATAACTGATGCTAAATTTTCTTATCCTAACTCCGCTGTTGTCGGGATGAAAATTGATAAATCCCAATACGGTGACACACCCAATCGAACCTATCATATCAAAGGGATGATTATCCAAGTTCCTGATAACTATAATCCAGAAACGCGCACCTACACTGGCATTTGGACTGGTCGTTTCAAACCGGCATGGACTAATAACCCTGCATGGGTTTTTTACGATTTAGTCACTAATGAACGATACGGCATAGGAGAGATGATCGGTTCGTTTGGTGTTGATAAGTTCGCGCTATATGCCATTGCTCGTTACTGTGATGAATTTGTTGATGATGGGTTTGGTAATAAAGAGCCTCGTTTTACTTTTAATGCCTACATAACCTCTCAGCGAAAAGCCAAAGAAGTGCTTGATGACTTAGCATCTGTATTTCGTGGCATGCCTTTATGGGATGGCCAACAATTAACTTGCTTTCAAGATAGACCATCCGATCCAGTATGGACGTACACAAACTCAAACGTTATTGATGGCAAATTTAAATATACATCAACAGCGAAATCAGCACGACACAACGCTATTGAGGTATCGTGGATAAATCCTAGTAACGGCTGGATCGAAGAGCGAGAATTCATCCAAGATGATGATCTTATTCAGCGGTTCAGTGGTGTAAATGTCAAGAAAGTCACAGCTTTTGGCTGCACAAGTCGTGGGCAGGCTCATCGAGTGGGTAAATGGATATTACAAACAGAAAAGCTAGAGAAAGATAGTGTTACTTTCACTACTGGGCGTGAGGGTATCAACTGTATTTCTGGCGATATCATTGAAGTTGCAGATGATGGTTTTGCGGGAGTGAAGGTAGGCGGGCGAGTTTTGTCAGTTAATGAACGAACTATTATTATCGATGCGCCTATTGAGTGGAAATATGACGATAAAGGTATTTTCTCATTTCTAGGGGTATCAGGTAGTTTCGAAAAAATAGAAATTCAATCTATTGATGGTGATGTTGTTACTTTGCGTGAGATCCCGAACGGGCTGAAACAGTATGGTGTATTTTCTGTTTCCAAGAGTACGTTAACCACTAGACTATTTCGTGTGATTTCCATCTCTGAAGACAGTGAAGGGAGCTATCTATACAATTGCATTCAGCATGAGCCACAAAAGGAAAGTATTGTTGATAATGGAGTTGATTTTACTGGAAACCCGCCAACACAGAATGTTATTCGCATTCCTAATATAGAGCATCTTTCTATTGCTTACGTTGATGACAGCTCACAAGTTCAAGCTAGAGCCATGTGGGCAACAACAACCATCAATAGAAGCATATCATTTAATGTCACCCTCTATAAAGACGGAAAGGTTGTATCTACTGGAAATACCGCAGATTTAGAATACTACTTTAACGGGCTTGAATCTGGCGAATATCTTGTTGGAGTACGAGGCAAAGATGCTAATGGGATGCTTGGTAACGAATCAAAAGTGCAGATGGTTATTGGAACACCTAGCGCACCTAGCTCAATAACTGTTGAGTCTGGTTTTTTTGAAATAAAACTGATCCCTCACATCTTCACACCACACACTTTAAATACTGAGTTTGAGTTCTGGTTTTCTGGTGAAAACAGAATAGATAATATTAATGAAATAGAGTCAAAAGCTGACTTTTTAGGTAGAGCTAAATTCTGGACTAAAGGACAGCTAAAGGCAGGTCGTGATTACTGGTTTTATGTACGAAGCGTCAATGAATATGGAAAATCTCATTTCGTAGAAGCAAAAGGACAGGCTGATGACAACACGGAAGCTATTCTTGATGAGCTAGACGGTCATTTCATGACAACTGACGCTGGCAAGCAACTCAGTGAACGCTTGGATTGGAATGCTGAGATGGCATTGATCCTGAGTAACGCAAGTCATCGTAATTTCAGGCAGTTGCTAATAAAACATGCTGAATCTCAAGCCGGCATTAGTGAGCTATGGCAAGTTCGTGCAACGGATAACGAAGCCTGGGCGCAGGAAGTTAAAGAAATTTACTCCGCTGTTGGTGATAACACGTCTGCAATTAAAGAGACACAAACGTCAATTACCAAGCTTGATGAGGCTATCGGTCAGCGCTTTACTGAAATACGTACTGAGGTTAATCAGGCTCAAGCTGATATTGTTTCAAATTCTCAAGCCATCTCTAACACAAACAAGGCATTTGCTGAAAACAAAACCCAAGTTCAGGCTAAGTTTGATGAACAGGAGGGAATGATACAGGAGAAAATGCAAGCCACGTTTGAGCAATCAGGTGATGGTGTTGTCACGCACTCAATCAATATTACGATTGTTCATAACAACGTGAAATACAATGCAGCAGGGCAAGTGATTAGTGCTCAGGTTAAGAACGGCAAGATTGAATCATTCATTGGCTACAACGCCAATAATTTTGCTTGGTATAACCCTGCAAATGGCAAGATGGAATTATTCATGTATGCCAAAAATGGGCAATTCTTTATTAAAGAAGCGTTTTTAGATAAAGCGAATGTTCGTGAAATGGTGTTATCTGAAGCCATTAAATCCAAAGATTACGAGACGGGTAAAAACGGATTTAATATTGATGCCAATACCGGCAATGCTGAATTTAATAATGCAATATTCAGAGGGACGATTGACGGCGCGGATGGTAATTTCAATGGGACGGTTAAAGTCGGAAAGTTAATTGGAAATATAGTTTCAATTTCTGACGAGATTTATATAAATGATAGATGGAAAGGTGATGAAATAAGGGAGTTGTTTAAATTTAAACAGCGAGATACTCCATGCTACTTGTGGATTAACGGCTCATTACATCAAGAAGATTATATTCCTGATTGGTTTGGAACAAAAACGCCGAATAGAGCATTAATGGGATATATGGCACCATTTATGGGAGAGGGTAGAGGTGTTGCTGAGATTTATGTTGATGGGGTTTTTAATGTAAAAACAGTTTCTGTTTGGTCGGGAAATCCATCGAATGATAGAAAAGATGAATATGTTTGTAATGAGTTTGCTGTAAAAATACCAGCTGGAAAGGGAATAAGTAGTGTTGGTATAAAAATACCTTATGCTGGAGGTGGGCATAGCGGGGAGTGGACGGAGTTTATTTTAAGAGGACGAGTTTTTGCATTTCCTGATTCAAGCGAAGAATTTCTAATTAATTAAACTATGGAATAAATAAAATGATATACACAACAGGCACTGTTAACACAGTGTCAGGGTCTGCTATTGTCAAAGGCACTGGCACTAAATTTAAAAATAATAATCCCGCTATTAATATCGGGATGACGATTTTAATTAAATCGGGAACAACAAATATTCCGTATATGATTAAATCCGTTAATTCCGACACTGAATTAGTATTAGCACAACCCGCATTAGTAACAGCAACTAACACAACATTCTCAATTCATATTACTGAGCCAGATAATAATAGTGATGCAGCAAGAACAATGGTCGCTATTAATAGTTATGTCGAGTATTTCCTCGACGCCATGAATACGTGGATGACTCAAACGGGCCAGACAAAAATTGAGATGCCGAACGGGGAGGTTATCACTCTCGATAGCATTAAGAAGATGCAGGGGGATATACAAAATAAGGCAGACTTAACAAAAACGACTCCTCAAGATTTTAAAGGAGGTATTGTTTCTGCGGGTGCTGTAGGTTCAAGAAATAGTAGCTATGACTTATTTCTGAGCTTAGACCCTTCACCATCATTTTTATATAAAATAAATGGAACATATTATAGGACAACGCTTCCTGAAAAGACTGGCAAAATGATGCTGGTGGGTGATTACGGTTGGGGAGGCTCTGAGACGCCATCAACAAATATTTCAGAAGCTGAACTTCGTGCTGTATTAATGAATAGAAATACGGTTACGCAAATTATCAGAAATGAGCAAACAACAAAATATGGGCTTGGTGGTTCACCAATCGCTTATTTTAAATCAAAAGATACCTATCAGGCCTTAGTGTCTTCTTGGAATGGTGGTTCATGTCGAGTTGTTGCGGGCAATGCGACATCTGAATATGTTCATAATTTATGGACTGACAGGAATACAACGGTAGATAGTAACGGGTTTATTAAGCGAGCCTCTCCAATCATCGACATCAATTCTGACGGTAGATTTACAACTAACGACGAATCCGAAGGTGCTACCGTTACTCGAGTAGCTCAGGGAGAATATCTTATCGAGGGTGTACTAGGTTTTAACTCAGATGCAGGATGGGGTGGTGTCGATGGTGGTATTGAAATCCCACTCGATGTCAATAAACAACCGTTAGTTTGGGTTAACTCTGAAGTTAACAAAGACGGTTCGATTCTCGTTAAAACTTATCACCGAACTCACCCTAATGCGCCTGAGTTTGCCAATAATAAAATTGATGGTTACAGCAATGGGGATCCGATTGATATCCCCGATGGCCGTTTTATTTCTGTGCGTGTACAGATGCCAGAGCAATCAATCTATAACGTGAGAATGCGTGAGATGGAAGAGGCGCAGAAAGCGGAGGAGGAACGTAGACAAAAAGAAGAGGAAGAAAATCAGGATACCAATAGCGCACCAGAAATTGATAATTAATCAAATGTATTTAGCTCAAGGATGAGTTAAGTACTAATGGTAACTATTCCGACTATAGCCGAAATCAGACGATTGTTTTGCAATTATTATTGAATATACTGTATTTGCATACAGTGATTGTGTGCTGTTAAATATAAAAAGGAATTTATATGAGCGATAATGAAGATAGAGATATTCGGATTGAAATAACCGATGGCGTCAGTAGTCATGATTACTATGATTATGATGAAGATGATAATTCAAATTACACAGATAATGACAATGAAGATCGAGACAGAAACGAAAGAGAAAGAGATATTCAAGATGTCTCTGATATTGATTTAAGCAAATACCCTGAAAAGTTAGTAATGGCATCAGCTGGTCTTCCTGCTTTAAGTTTCCTTACTTATCAAGGGGTTCTTAGTTTTACATCAAGTCCATTTGTTTCCGCTAATATTAAGAGTGTTTTTTCTAAGTCATTGACAGCGTTGAGAACTAGCGCATTAGAAGCAATTTCTGTTGCTCCAAAACTGGCTAGAGTTACAGGTGTCGGAATTGCAATCGAAGGATTGTGGCCAAGTAGTAATATTATGTCTACTCAAGCTGAAATGGCTCTGCTGGGAAAATACGGTGTTTTAGACAGAGATATTTTTGATAGAAATAAAGCTCGTAAAGTTACAACCATGCCTGCTGATATTGTTACTAATCAAATTAGCAACATTGGTAAAAAAACATCATTAAGTATACATACTCAGGTTATGTCTGCTTTAGATAAGAATACTGGAAAGCAACGAACCATTGTATCAACGGGTCAAGCTATTAGTATTCCAATCGTAAAAGCAACAGCAACAAGCACACCAAATGTTTATACCGCTCCTATTATTGCAGGCGCAAAGCCAGTGCGTATTAGCGTTTCTGAAAATAAAGCGGATAAAAACAAACAAGTAGTCATTAATTCCAAGCCTAACGTTGGATACTATATCCCTTCATCCAAATTAAAGACTCATCATGCGATTGTTGATTTTGGTGGAAAGCATGAAGCTCTTTATGTCTCTATTATCGACGTTATTGATGTAAATAATGAAAAGCAAATAGTGGAAAAAGAATGGGCTGAATGGTCGACTCTATATCCTTTAGAAGCCGCATTATTAGAACTTGAAGAAGCAAAGAAAAGATTAGCTAATATTGATAAACAATATCATGCTCAAGTTGCTGTTATTAATAAACTCAAAGCTACGCCAGAAGGTTTAGCATTAGCAGATCCTGTTAAAAATCCTCTAGTCTATTCTAAAAAAAGTAAACAAAACGAAGCGCTAAAAAATATTGAAATTTCGCTTAATAATAAGAAATTTCTATCTATTTTACTTAAGGATGGAGTCAAAAGTTATTTAGGAAATGTCGTTAATGAAGCAGTAAAAGAAAATATAGTCACTGGTTGGCAAATAGTACTATTTTCTGCTCTTCATAATAAACTAGCTGACCAAGTGTTAGCAATGCATACTCAAATCGAAGACGCTAAGAAAAAACTGGCTCCCATTCTCGAATCACGTAAAAAAGCAGAAGAAAAGAAAAAATCTGCTGAAGATAAGGTTGAAGATATAGAGAAAAAATTAGGTGCTTATGGTGAGGTAAATGCCAAAGGAAAATCCAGTGGTCGTGAATTTAATAAAGATAAAGCGGGTGGGCCAATTAAAGATTTAGATTGGAAAGATGTAAAAATCGATCGTGATGGCGTTGATAAAGTAAAATTACACACAGGGCGTTTTGGTGAGTCAGCTGATAACAAGGAAATGATTGATCGACTGGAAAAAATATTGCGTGGTGAAATAAAAGCCACTGATATTGACAAGCGGTTTTATACACATGAAATTAGAGAGTTGGAACGGTATCGTAATTTAGGTATTAAAGATGGTGAGGTTCCGAATAATGTTGATGAGGTTTGGAATAATACTCATACAGCGACGCTAGAAGATTATAATATCAATGAACGGACGCAGCCTTTATATACACCAGAGGCTATCGAAGCATATGATAAATCTCAGGAGATAAGATAATGATTGATGTTGAAAGTATTTATAAAAACGAAAGCGTAGAAGATGTGCTTCTATATTTTGCCCCAAAAACGACGTACCCAAGCATTGATCGTTGTTATGTGAGATATAAATTTGAAGTCGTTGAAAAAGCTATACTTATAAAAACAATGGGTAAGCTTTTACAAGAAGGTAAATTATCTAAAGATAAGAAAGGGCTAACGATTAAAGGTCCCAATTGGAAAGAGCCTAAATTTGTTACTCAAAAAAAATACGGAATTAAATAGATTTAAACCCACTTCGGTGGGTTTTTTTATTGCTTACTCCATTTTCAAATACTGCACCGAATTCCCATCAGGCAATTTCTTACTTCTCTCACGATAAAACGCTAGTCGTTCATTAAAGTACTCGCGCAAATGTGCTGGTTGTTGTCGTTCAACTTCGGACGCAACAACTGGCATATTGAGTCGTTCTTTATATGCGACACCTGAAGCTGATAAATCGACATTGATTTTGTCTTTTTCTTCTTGAGATAAGTTTGCGAGGTTCATAACAGATCCATTTAGTTTTTTGGAGAGTATAGCAGGGTGTGGAATTAAAAATGAGGAGGTGTGACATACTGTGTCGAGATTGTGACACAATATATGTGAAATGATGGTAAAAATGATTAAATTCTGCAAAGTCAAAATTTGCTGGCTGGCATGGATAGTGGCTTTGTAGGCTAAATAGCGTTAATCAATATTTTCACATCATCCGACATTAAATCTATTCAGGAAGAAGTGAATCAACGTACCGCAGAAATTAATCGTATCTCAGAACAAACACAATTTAATGGCGTAAAAGTGTTAAGCGAAGACAGTACATTAAATTTACAAGTGGGTGCGCATGATAAAGAACAAATCAGTGTTGCTCTGAAAAAAATGGATGCGACTACATTAGGTATTGATAAATTGGATTTATCAGTAAAAAGCAAAATTGGTTCTAAAGCAACCAACGTGGAAGTGACTCCAACAGGGGGTACAACACTACCTAAAGAAATGCAACAGCTTAATACTCAAGCGCTAGATGACAAAGTTACACAAGGTACAATTAAAAGCTATAATATTTATTATGTAAAAGGTGCCGATGGTAAAGACGATAAATCAAAACTTATCGTACAAACTGTAGATACAAAAGGCGTTGAAGGTTACTTCAATGCAATGGTAACCTCAGGTGCCACAGGCGATAAAGCAACAGTGGATGTTACTACAACAGCGGTAGCAGGTTTAGATATAGTTAATGAACAACCATTATCAACACTAGATAAAGCATTATCTCAAGTTGATAGCTTACGCAGTGCCATGGGTGCTGTGCAAAACCGTTTAGATTCTACCATTGCTAATTTAGGCAACACTGTTAATAATCTGACCGCATCACGTAGCCGTATAGAAGATGCCGATTATGCGACAGAAGTGTCTAATATGAGTAAAGGTCAAATACTGCAACAAGCAGGCACTTCTGTATTAGCGCAAGCAAACCAAATGCCTCAAAACGTATTATCACTGCTTCGTTAA